TCAAAGACGTTTTTGCTTATCATCAATAATAGTATCATCAAATAATTTATCAACAATATTCTCAATTTTATTATCAGCACGATTCTTATATTCATCAATCAAGTATGAGTATACTCTGGATGTTGTAGAAATATCTGAATGTCCTAAACGTTTAGATATAATATACAAGTCAATATTTTCTGATAATAAATAAGCAACGTGAGTATGTCGCAGGCTGTGAAAGTGAAAACTAGGTTTATCAATTCCTAGTTCTTTTAAACACGTTCTCAAAGTTTTATTTACTGCTGAAGATGTTGGTATCGTATTATATTGATTAACGAATACCATATCATGATTATTTTGCTTTAAATCTTGTAAGTAATCAAGTGTATTTTGATTGATTCTAATTATTCGTTTAGAAGATTCATTTTTAGTTGGTTGAAACTTTTTGGTTGTTTCGTTCCAAGATTTATTGATATCAATTGTATGGAAGTTAAAATTGATATCTTTCCATGTTAAAGCTTGTATTTCACCTAATCTAGCTCCAGTAGCGATTGCAAGTAAAATCATATACTTAGCTGTGAAATTATGATTAAGTGTATCAGTTAAATAATTAGTTAGTTTTTTAGTTTCTTCAATATTCAGATAATCAATTTTTCTAGTTTTCTTTCGATTGTATACAATATCTGTTCCTGCTATAAAATCTTTTGTCACATCACCATCATACATTGCATCCTTAACACAAGCATGATATAAAGAATTGAATTTTGAAACAGTAGACTTAGCATGATTTTTACCAAATTCGGCTATAAATTTACGATATAATCGCCTATCCATTTCTTCAATAGGAATACCACTCAAATGTTTTTTAAGCACGTTAAATGCGTTTTTATACGTCAATTTGGTACGTTCAGAAACTGAGGATTCTTTATAAGTTTCAAACCAAGACCAGAAATATTCTGGGAAAGGGGTTTTTGAATTTTGAGAAATAAAATTACGTGCCTTTAGATTCTCTAATTCATTGACGTATATTTGTGCTTCGCGTTTAGTTTTAAAACCACTTTTAGATTTAAATTTTCTAACACCATCTTCATGCCAAGAAACTGTAGCACGATATGTTTTACCACGTTTGATGATTGTTCCCATAATAATCACTCCCTAGATTTAAGAACCTAACTGTTTACGACGATCATTAATTAATTGTTCTAATTCTAACAAATCATCTAGGGTAGCTTTGTTTCTAATAAAACTTCTAGCACTACTTCTAGATGTTAAATAGGAACGATGTTCTCTATTTTTTTCATTCCATTTTTTACTTGCTTTTTTCTGAGATAAACTTTCAACCATTAAAAAAATACCACCTTTATTAAACTTAAAATCGCAGTTGCTACAATAGCACCAATTATCCATTTAAAATATTTTTCTTCTTTGTTCATAATGTGTTAAGATATTGACAAAGGGGCAAAGCCCAATTTGAACTTTACCCTTTAATTTATTTGTGGAATAGAGTTTCGATAATTGACTTGATAATTTCAAGTAATATTGTAACTGGTGCAGCCCAAGCTCCTATTGCTGTATACTTGACTATCTTGACTTTATCGGACTCTTTTTTGTTTTTCTTTGTCAAAATATCTTACCTCCTTTCTATATTTTATATTATAGTATATATACTATATAAAGTCAATAAGAAATTAAAAATTAATTTTGAAATCGCTCCTATTTATTTTGTTTAATGACTAGCAAAAACTGTTAATTTTAGTTTTTAAAAACCAAGGAAAAATCAAAAGTTGTTGTAAAAACATGAAAGTGTAACAGGTTGTAACAGATAGGGTATTTTAATCTGTTACACCTTATAAACGTTGATATAATAGGGTTTGTAGACACTTTCTAGAGTTATTTATAAAAATTCTAGTTACACCTTATTAACTCTTATATATTAAGGATAATCAAGGTTTTGTAACAGATGTAACAGATAAAACCCTATTTCTTATATATTTTTTAAAAATAGAAATAGAATAGTTTAAATATTTAATATTACTATATAATTAATACTATTATTAATAATAAAAAAATATATAATATAGGGGGTCTAAAAGTCGTTACATCTGTTACACTTTCTCTGAAACCCTTGTGGGAGTAAGGCTAAAGGGTGTAACAGATAGTTGGCTCAATCTGTTACAATCTGTTACAACTCGTTACACTTTTAAACGTATGTGATAGGGTGGTATAATTGTTATGCAGCATTAATGACTGACTTGATAGCACCTATCCATTTAGTGTACAGACTTGGATAGGTGTTTTTTATTTTCCAAGTTAAACTGACAACAACTATAACTCTTGATATAACTGGGATAGCTTTATTTCCAATTTAAATTTAGGTAATAAAAAAGAACAACTGACGATACACAAAATCAGCTGTTCTAAAATAACCAATATTGATTTTAATCTCTATTAGCTAACGGTCTTACCGTTATTTCCATAATTCAATTATACCATATATTGAATATGATATAATAAATTTGGGTGATGATAATGAATTATACAAGTGGTGGTAATAAAGGTGTTTTGCCAGAACGTGGAAAGGGACCTGCTCCAGTGCCAAAAATTACTGGAAAAGAAGATATTAATAACGATAAGGAGCTAGATTACAAATTTGATAAATTATGCTCAAAAATAGATTCTAAATTTGATCTTTTAAATTCTAAATTTGATGCTCAAAATAAATTAATTTGGTGGATCATAGGACTATTAACTACTGGTGTTGTTTTACCTGCAATAACTTACGTTATAAAAACATTATTTTTAAAATAATTATATGGTTATTGATATATTAAATAAGTCGTACATGAGTTAAACGTACGACTTTTGTTAGTATGTTAATGATTATTATTTTTTAATAACTCAATGATTTGTTCATTTTGTCTGATTAAAATCCAATTTTGTTCTAGAATAGCTGCCAAATAAGAAGGGGTTAGAGATTGAGTAGATCCTTGTAACCCTAAACCTAATAGCATTAATCTATTACCTGCTATTTGAATTGTAATATCTTCAACTTGTTTATATGTATCAGGGGATAATTTGTTTAAATTACGTTTAGCTAAATAAGCTAAAGATTTACGTTCACTCTTTGATAATTGGTTTATATCCGTTATATTGAATTTTTTCATAGCATTCATTAAATCATTGAAATCATCTTTAATATCTGTTGTTAATAATTCTGAAACATCTTTAGGAGTTAGTCCAAGTGCTTCAGCATGTTTTGCACATAAAACATTACCGTCCTTAGTTTTAAATGAATTTGTCATCATTCCTAATTTTTCATTATCTATCAAACATATTTTTGACATTTAATCCACTCCTTTAGCTATTTATTTTTCAAGATGTTGAATTGCATAGTTAGCTTCATCTGGTGTAAATTGTTCGCCGTAATCTGAAGTTAATTGGTCGTATATTGCATCAGGGGACATGTTTTGTTCTTCTTGATATTCCTTAGCTTTATGCAATGCATTTTTATTCCAATTAGCTTTAATGTTAGCTATAGCATAATTAGCAGCGTCAGAAGAAAACTTTTCTCCATAGTCAGAAGTAAGCTGATTATAAACAGCCTTTTTAGACATGTACATTCTATCAGCATATTCTTGACCTTTAATCAAAGCAGAAATATATTCTCTTGGAATTTTCTTAGAACTGCTTTCAGATGATTTAGCAGCTTCAGATACTTCTTTTGCTATTTTTTTATTTTTGCTTTCTGATGCACTTTTTTCAGATTTCAAACTTGACATACTTTTTGACATGCTTTCTTCAATTTTTCTTTTTTCTGATAATGAAGATTTTTCTGAGATACTGCTTTCTTTTGCCTCTTGATTAGGATCTACTGTTTGCATAAAAGGTGCACACAATCCAGAAATCAAAAATAATCCAGCTAAAGCATATAGCAGTTTAGTCTGTTTATGATTTTTGTTATATCTATATATTAGATACGCTATTGCTAAAGCTCCAACCATTCCTACTACTTTTGATACGATACTTTCCATTTTTCATTACTCCTTTATTTTTATAAATTTAAATACAATTATAATACCACTAAACCTACAACTTTAAATTCATCATTTTCCGTAACATTAATAGGTTGATAATCTTTATTTAAAGAAATCAATTGGCAACTTTGTCTGTTATTATCAAAAATAATCTTTTTAACGTAAGCATCGCCGTTTAATTCAGCAATCACAATTTGTTCATTTCTAACCATATCCAAGTCATCAATTTTATTAACGTAGATGATTTGACCGTCAGAAAATAGTGGAATCATTGAATCACCATTAACACGTAAGGCAAAATCATGCATTGGTGGCTCATTATTAACAGTTATTTCTTCGTGTTGCTCATCATCTAACCATTCGCCAGTACCAGCAGAAACAGAACCTAAAACATCAACATAATATGTATAATTTTCATCAATAGAATAAATCTTACTTTTTTCTCTATTTTGTTCTGATAATTGTAATTTAGAAAAATCTATAACTTTTCTTTTTCTATATGAATTTAATGAATCAAAACTCTCATGCAGCATTTTTGTATATGCTGAATTATTTTCTGATTCCCAACCAATAAGATAAGCTGGAGTAGTTTTTAAAACTTCTGCTAATTTTTCTAGTATGGTTGTTGGTACTTTTTCAATATCTCCTTTTTCATATCTAAATACCGTCGAACGTGAAACTCCTAATTTTTCAGCAACAACATCAGCACTAAGTTTCAGTTCTTTCCGTCTCTGCTTTATCCTATCTCCTATATTGTTCATTGTGAAAATCTCCTTTATATGTTTATCTATCTACTATAAATTATAGTATATTGTTGCGAATATGCAACAAATAAAAATTGCAAAAATGCGATTTTTCGTTTGACATTTGCAAAATTAAAAGATAAAATAAAATCATCAAGTCGCATTAATGCAACTGTTAGAAAGTAGGTGATTTTTTTTGAATATTCAAAAATTAAAAGGATTAATAGTGGAACGTGAGACTACACAAGAAAATGTAGCTCATGAAATTGGGATCGATAGAACTACATTTTATCGAAAAATGAAGAACGGTAGTTTCACTGTTAAAGAAGCAAAAATGATAGCTAATGTCTTACCGTTATCCAAAGATGAAGCTATTGAAATTTTTTTTAATTAAAAAGTCGCATTTTTGCGATTTAGAAGGTGAGTTAAAAAATGAAAATCTATGACACTGTTAAAAGACTAAGCAGTGAGAAAAACATATCAATTTACCGCTTAGAAAAAGACTTAGGTTTAGCGAATGGAGCTATCTCTAAATGGAATAGACAAATTCCTAACGCACTAAGACTTCAAGAAGTAGCTGATTATCTAGGTGTAACGAGCTCATATATTTTAAACGAGTCAAGAAAGGATTGAATGCGATGGACGAATTAGTAATTATGCACGACCAACAAGCAGTGACAACTAGCTTGATTTTGGCAGAAGCATTTGAAAAGAAACATCAACATGTTATGGAATCAATCAGAAAACTCACTGTCGAAAATTCGACCGTGAGAAAAATGTTTGTTGAAGATAGCTATTTAAATAGCAGAAATCAACAACAACCAATGTATTACATGAATAGAGATGGGTTCACATTATTGGCTATGGGTTTTACAGGATCCAAGGCTATGGAGTTCAAGCTTAAATACATTGACGCATTTAACAAAATGGAAGAACAGATTAGAAATCAATCCCTTCAATTAGTCACTGCAAACGCAGATGATTTGAAACGAGCGAACTTGTTATATAAGATTGCAAATTTAACTTCTGATGAAGAATTAAAAGAACAATCTTTGAAATCTAGTTATGAATTAGTAACAGGAAAATCAATTCATCAAAAGAAAACAGATTATCAAAAACTTTATGAAGCCGTAACTGAAAGATATGGTGATTCCGTAGAAGATAATCTGAAAGGTGCAATACGTTTTATCAGAGTTTGGAAAGGATGATTATAAATGTTTATTAACACTAAGATATATAAACCCTGTGAAGATGAAATACTTCAAACTCTAACGGATTATAAATTTAATATTAATCAAGCTAAATATGTATTAGATCATGTTTCGGAACGACTTTCTAACTATTCGTATATTAATTTTTCTAATGACGATAAGGAGAGTGATTTAAATGGAAGCATTACAGATAAACGTTAATCAGAATTATTTAAATAATCTGGTTAATCAATTCTTTAAAACATCACTTGACGGTGTGACCTGGGACATCAATGAATTTAGAAAACATTGTTGTTTCAACAAGTCAGCAGAGTGGGTAAGACGCTATGTGATTATACCTTTTGCTGATGAAATTGACTTTGATAAAGGCGGTTGGTGCTTAAATCCACACGGAGGCAAAGGCAAAAAACAAATGATTTTTGCGAAATCTGCATGCGAGTGGATGGAAGAAAACAAAAGAAGAATTGATTGGAAAGGAAAAGTGTGAATGGAACCTATATTAGTAGTTTTGATTGGATGCTTAATTTATGTATCAGTTTTCGTATTAGTTAGTTGGTTAAAAGATTTATTTACGTGGAGGAAATAAGCAATGAATAGTACAGGTAAAGGTTTTATAAATTTAAGTTCTTTAGTAGCAATTTTCTTCAGTGGACTGAGTTTTGGCTTAGGTCACTTGTATATAGGGTTTGGTTTCGTATTTTGGTTTGCTTTATCGTTAGTGGCTTTGACGGAAATACGCAAAGATGAGGAGGAAATAAAATGATCGGATTATCAATGTTGGTTGTCGGCATCCTATTGGGGCTTATGTTAGCTCCAGTGATTGACGGTATAGAAGACGGTACATTTTGGAATTGGGGCGATGAAGATGGAAGTAATCGGTAAGTTTGTTTGTAACGCTTGTTCTAGAGTTTTTGAAATAAATGGTGTCGGAGAAGTCAATTATTGTCCGTTTTGTGGAAGTTATGAGGTGTATGTAAAAGATGATAGGGATTAAGAATTTTAAAAGTCATGCTAATAAATTGAAGAAGTTAAATAAAAGATCTAATCAATGGACTGAGTATGTTACAGAAGATTCATTTGTGTATGGTTACGGTGGTTGTTTAGTTAAGATTCGTAGTAACTTAGATCAGAAAATCAAAGAAGATAAGAAACAAGATTTTGTTGAGAAATTATTTCAACAAAATAAAACCAAAAAAGAAACATTTGTCTTACCAGTTAAACCAATAAAACAAATGTTTCAAATAATCAGTCATCAATGTGAAATTGCAAAAATTAGCTTTAAAGATAACACCATGATTATCAGACCTGATGTTTGTGGGGTTTTCGATAATGCTAAATATCATTTCAATAGCTATTATAGCATACCAAATATTGAATTTGCAATTAACACTAAACTGATGATGAGCTTATTTGTGATGCTGTACAACGAACAAATTACAGACATTCAAGTTGGGTATGATAATTCACTCAAACCAATATATTTCTCAAATGATGAGTTAGAAGTATTGGCATCACCATATCGTTTACCAGGATTTGGTGACGAAAATCATGTTGTTGGAAGCATTTGAAAGGGTGTGATAGCACTTGCCCAAAATTAAGTTATTTAAACATCAAGAAGATATTTTAGAAGAAACAAAAGATATGAATAAAGTAGCTTACTACTTGGATATGGGACTTGGTAAAACGTTTGTAGGTTCTGAGAAGTTACATCAGTTAAACAAACGAGCTAATTTATTAATTTGTCAGAAGTCGCTGATTCCTATGTGGATCAATCATTTCAAAAATTATTATAAATACCAAGTTTTTGATGGTACTAAATCAACACAATTAAACCAAGTATTAAATAGTTATGAAAAGTTAAGACCATTCATTTTAATTATTAATTACGACTTGGTATTTAGACGTGATATTAAATCTGTTTTTAGACATGATTTCACATTAATGTTAGATGAATCTTCCATGATTCAAAATGAAAAAACTAAACGTACTAAATACATTTTAAAAATGCATCCAGATAACATTATTTTATTATCTGGTACTCCAACGTCAGGTAAATATGAACGTTTATGGAGTCAAGCTCATTTATTAGGTTGGAATATTACTAAGTCTAAATATAACAAAATTTATGTAAATTGGGACACCATGTATTTAGGGGTTCAGAAATTTAAAGTTGTTAATAAAGATCATCCTTACAAGAATGTGCAGCGTTTAAAAAGGAAACTTAGAGAACATGGTGCAGTATTCATGAAAACAGAAGATGTTTTTGAATTACCTGAACAAAACTTCATACCAATTAAAGTTAAACAATCAAGTAATTATAGCAAATTTTTAAAAGATAAGTACTTAGAATTTGATAATCAAGAATTATTAGGGGATACAGCATTAACTTATCTTCTAGGTCTAAGGCAATTATCAGGTATGTATTCTAAAGAGAAATTAGATCGATTAGCAGATTTAATTGATTCAACGGAAGATAGATTGATAATTTTTTATAATTTTGAACGTGAGTTAGATGAAATTGTAAAAATTGCTAAAAACAAAATACGTCCAATATCAATTGTTAATGGTAAGACTAAAAATCTAACCAATTATGAAACTAAGGACGATTCAATTACTTTAATTCAGTATCAAGCTGGATCAATGGGATTGAATTTACAAAAGTCTAATAAGATTGTTTATTTTACTCCACCACAACAATCAGAGTTGTATGAGCAGTCTAAGAAACGTATCCACCGCATTGGACAAGAGAGACCATGTTTCTACTATAACTTGATTGTTGAGAAGTCAGTAGAAGAACGAATTTATCGAGCTTTAAAAGAAAGGAGAGATTACACTGATGAACTCTTTAAAAGTGATTTCGATTAATGGAGAAGAGTTTCAAATGACTGAAGATGAGATTTTGAAACTCATGACTGAATACATTAAGAAAAAACGAGAATGGACAAGAAAAGTAGATTCATTAATTAAGGCTGGTAAAGGTTCTATGGTTAATGAAATTAAGGTTCCAACAGTAAAAGGACATAGTGTAGGTAAAAATTGGAATATTCAAATAAGGAGTATAGAAGAATGAACGAATTAACAGAATTTGAACAAGATAACATTGCATTATTCAAGGATCTAAAGTTATTAGATGACAACATTAAGGAACTTCAAGATAAACAAAAGAAGTACAAAGACGAGTTATTAAAACAAATGGAACAATACAACGTTAAGTCAATTGATAATGACTTCGTAAAGGTTACTTATGTTGCTCCAACTCAATCAACAAGTGTTGATTTAAAGACTTTTAAAGAAAAAGAACCAGAAGAATACGATATGTTGTTGAATGATTATCCTAAAGTAATTAATCGCAAGGGTTATGTACGAATTAAGGTGAAGTAATGGCTGGAGAAAAACGATTTGAAAAAAAGGTTGAAAAATATCTAGAGAGTCAAGGAATCTACCAAAACAATACTAAGAAACAAAACAAAACTATCAAAGATAATGGCTGGTTCTTCAAAGTTTGGGGTGGTGGATTTCAATCAGGAGGAATTCCTGATTTAATCTGCAACATTAACGGATTTTTCTTGAGTATCGAATTAAAGGATATTCGAGGACAACCTAGCGAATTACAGGTTAGAAATACAAAATTAATCAATCAAACTAACGGTGTTGGATTAATTCTATATCCACAAGGGTTTGAGACTTTTAAAAAGATTGTTGAGGTGATGTTAGCTTGCAACTCTCATATTCCAGAGTATCTACATTTGAGCGAAATCCACTTGAATATAAACTCAGGTATCTTGAAAAGTTAGATACATTACCAGATTTTGAACCAACTGATCCATTAATTTTAGGGACAGCGATGCATGAATTGATTCAAAAAAATCAAAATGCAATTCAACAGTACTATATGAGTTATCCATTAATCAATGATAAACATATTGAAGAAGCAATCAAACTTGAGTTGTTGTCCGATAAAGTTTTGGATTTATTACCTGAACATGGATTTTATGAAGTGGCACTAAGTAATCAAGATTACATAGGTTTCATTGATATGTTGGTTAAAAATAATGATGGAACGTTTGATATCTATGATTTTAAATATTCAAACTCAATCGATAATTATATGAAGTCAGCTCAACTTCATTTATACAAATACTACTTTGAATTAACTGGAAGAAAGGTAAAACATCTTAGATATGTTTTTATTCCAAAAATTCGATTAAAGCAGAAAAAAACAGAATCTGAATATCAATTCAGACAACGATTAAAACGAGCAATCAAAAAAGATTATCAAATAAAAATTAAAGATGTTGAATATAATCCCAATAAGGTTATTGAGTGGTTGACGGCTGCTAAGCATATGTTAGAAGCTACAGAATTTCCTTTAAATGAAGATGATCCATTTTGGAAATATAGCCCTTATCGAGATTATGTTGAGAAAGGATTGACGTACAACATGGTTACATTACCTGAAAATAAACGTAGAGAATTAACAGAAGTTACACGTAGAAAGTTATGGATTTATGGTGCTCCATTTACTGGAAAAACTACATTCGCTAATGAATTTCCAGATCCATTAATGCTAAATACTGATGGAAATACAAGTTATGTAGACGCTCCAGTAGTAGCAATTAAAGATGAAGTTACAACTACTGGTAGAAGAACCAGTCGTAAGTTTGCTTGGCAAGTATTCAAAGAATATATTGACGAATTGGAAAAGAAAGATAATGATTTCAAAACAATCGTTGTTGATTTAGTGGAAGACTTGTATGAATCTTGTCGTTTGTATATGTATGACAAATTAGGTATTGAACATGAATCAGACGATCCATTTAAGGCTTGGGACGAAGTTAGAACTGAATTTCTATCAACTATGCGTAGAGTAACTAATTTAGATTATGAAAATATTGTTCTTATCTCTCATGAAGATTCCACAAAAGATATTTTAAGTCGTGCTGGTGCTAAGTTGACAACATTCAAACCTAATATTCAAGAAAAAGTAGCAAATAAAATTGCTGGTATGGTTGATTTAGTTTGTCGAGTGGTTGTTGAAGATAACGAACATATTTTAAGTTTTAAAACTACTACAACTCAATTCGGTGGTGGTAGATTGAGCGATTTATCAGTTGATTCAATTAATTTGAATTATGATGAATTGGTTGATGTTTACAATACATCACTAGCTGATACCAATAAACCTAAGAAACGTAAGCAAACAAAAATTGAAGATGTTGATGATGAATCAGAAGAAACTCAAAAAGCAGAAGTTAAAGATACTGAAGAAAAATCTAAGGAAGAAAAACCAAAGACACGTAGACGTAAAAAACGTGAAGAACCTGTAGAAGATTCCGATGTAGAAGAACCTGTAGAAGATACTGAAACAGAAGAAACAGAGCCTGAAGAAGTTGAGGAAAAACCTAAGGAAGAAAAAACTAGAAGACGTCGTCGTAGAACACGAACAACTGAAGAAGATTAATTTTTAGGAGGAATTTAAACATGAGTAATTGGACTAAATTTGATAAAGAATTTGATAACGAAGCATTGAGAGATGAAGTTAAAGAAGCAGCAGAGAACGGTGGACGTGGAGATTATCCAGATATTCCAACTGGTGAATATGAAGTTTCCATCGAAAAATTAGAAGCTACATCTTCTAAAAAAGGCGATCCAATGGTGACAGTTTGGTTCAATATCTTAGATGGTGAATACGAAGGATCTAAGATTTTTATGAATCAAGTAATCACTAAAGGTTTCCAAATTCACACAGTAAATGAATTCTTACGTTCATTAGGCACAAATAATGAAGTTGAGTTTGAAACTTATAGTCAATATGAAAAATTAATTGATGATATTTTCGATGATATTGATGCTGACGGATTAGAGTATCTCCTAGATTACGGAGAATATAAAAACAAGCGTGGTAATGTTTATCCAACATTTAAGATTAAAGAGATTTTTGAAGATTAATCGTTAGTTATGTGGTGGGTGGGATAGGGATAATGCATTTTTCTGTAAACCAGGAATGCTACATTAATTTACTCTCCTAAATGAAAAGGTTGACCTATCTGGTTTGATTTTATAACGGTTCGATTCCGTTAAGGTCAATAAACTGTTATTACTAACAGTCAAAGTTAAATGAGGTGTTTAACATGTTGATTTTTTATGACTACGAAGTCTTTAAATACGATTGGTTAGTCGTTATTAAAGATCCTGAAAATAAAACTGAAACAGTAATCATTAATGATTCTGAAAAATTAAAGAAGTTTCATCAAGAACATGAAAATTGTATTTGGATTGGTTACAACAACAATCATTACGATCAATGGATACATAAATCAATATTATGTGATATTAATCCTTATGAAATTTCAGACATGATTATTAACAAAGGTGTACCTGGTTGGAAAGCGTCAAGGTTGTTCAGACAAATTAAGATGTTTAACTACGATGTGATGATACGTGGTGACGGTGGTTTGAAATCATTAGAAGGTTTTATGGGTTCAAACATCAAAGAGTCTGACGTAGATTTCAATATTCAACGCAAACTGACTCAAGCAGAAATTGACGAAACTATCAAATATTGTAGACATGACGTTGAAGAAACGATGGAAGTATTTTTAAATCGTCAAAGTGATTTTAATGCTCAACTTCAATTATGCAAGCTACCTACACAAAAGATGAATTTATCGTATTTATCTAAAAGTAAAGCTCAAATGGCAGGAATTATTTTGGAAGCACGTAAAAAAAGTTATGATGATGAATTTGATTTAGATTTTCCAGATACTTTAAAAATTGAAAAATATACTCAAGTTTTAGATTTCTATAAAAATCAAGAAAATCGTGATTATTCAAAATCTTTAAAAACTGAAATTGCAGGTGTTCCACATATCTATGCTTGGGGTGGAGTTCATGGAGCTAAACCACAATATTTTGGAGAAGGGTATTTCATCAATATGGACGTTACAAGTCTATATCCAAGTTTGATGATTCAATACGGACTCTTGTCACGTTCAATTAAAGATCCAAAAAAATTTAAAAATATCTATGATACACGAGTTAAATACAAACATGAAGGTAATCCACTTCAAGCACCGTTAAAAATTGTTATCAATTCAACATATGGAGCGATGAAAGATAAGAATAATCCGTTATATGACCCAAGACAAGCTAATCGAGTATGTATTTACGGACAACTACTATTAACAGATTTGATTGAGAAGTTAGAGCCTTATTGTGAAATAACTCAATCAAATACAGATGGTGTTTTGGTTAAGTTAAGAAGTGAAGATGACTTTGATTTAATTGATGATATTGCTTGGGAATGGGAGAAACGAACTCATTTGAGTTTAGAATTTACTGAATTTAAACGTGTTTACCAAAAGGATGTTAATAATTACGTCATGATTGGAACTGATGGACACGTTAAAACTAAGGGAGCTTATGTTAAAAAATTAAGTCCATTGGATAATAATTTGCCAATTTTAAATACAGCCTTAGTTAATTATTTTGTAAAAAATATTCCAGTAGAAGAAACCATTAATGATTGTAATGATTTAGAACAATTTCAACTAATTGCTAAATTATCCAGTAAATATAAGTATTTGTTGTTAAACGGTGAGATTTTAAACGAAAGATGTGTTAGAGCATTTGCAAGTAACAACGACGTAGATGGTGGATTGTTAAAGGTTCATTCGGTTACTGGTAGACCTGCTAAATTTCCGAATAGTCCTGAGAAATGTTTTATTTTTAATGACAATATAAAAAATGTAAAAGTACCAGAATATTTAGATAAACAATGGTATATAACCATGGCTAAAAAACGATTGAAGCAGTTTGGGGTGAGTTAATTGAAATTGTATCGTGGATACGTTAAGTCCAACAAAAAGGGGGCGATTGAAAAATTCAAAGATGTTCCAGATGAAAAACTACGTACGTTGGATAACGTAAAGAAGTTTGATTCTTATGGTGGAATTTTAGCTGAAGATGTTGTCATGCTTGATGTTGATAGTATCGAAGATTCAGATAAGTTACTAGATATGTTAGATGATTTAGATTATCCTTGCATCGCAAGATTTACAGAACATGGAGTTCACTTCTATTTTAAAAATACTAACAAGAATAAACGTAACGGAACTAAATTGTTATTACCAATAGGGTTAGTAGCAGATGTCAAATATGGTTATAACTCAACTTTTGAACCCTTGAAAATCAATGGGAAAGAAAGAGAAATAGCTTTAACTGGAGATGAATTGGGAGAGTTGCCTTATTGGTTACGTCCATTAAGTAAACGTAATTCTAAAAAAATAAAAATTGATAATCTACGTTCAGGGGATGGACGTAATGAAACACTTTATCCATATATTTTAACGCTACAAAGTGAAGGATTATCTAAAGAAGAAATCAAGAAAACATTCAGTTTAATTAATGAGTATATTTTCGAAGATCCGTTACCTGTAGAAGAGTTAGAAACTATCACTAGAGATGAAGCTTTCAACAAAAAAGTCTTTTATATTGACGGTAAGTTTAGTCCTAATTTGTTTGGGGATTATCTAATTTCAGAATTAAATATTAAACAAATCAACGGTCAATTACACAGTTATGACGATGGTGTGTATGTTGCTGGAACTAAGATTATTGAAAGTAAAATGATTGAGATTTTACCAAGTATTAGACGTTCAAACCGTCAAGAAGTTTTATCATACATTGATATTAAAAGTCTTAAAAATTATAGTTCACAAGATGCTAATTTTATAGCCTTTAAAAATGGTGTATATAACATCAAAGAAAAAAGACTAGAACCCTACACTCCTAATATCATCATTACTAACAAGATTGATTATGATTATGAACCTAGTGTGAAATGTCCTTTGGTTGATGAGATTATGGATAAACTAGCATGTCATCAACGTGATTTGGTTAATTTATTATATGAAATTATTGCATATACATTCTATCGTAGAAACGAATTAGGCAAATTCTTTATTTTAACTGGTTCAGGAGCTAATGGTAAGTCAACATATTTAGACATGATACGAACATTGTTAGGTAGTAAAAACATTTCATCTTTAGATGTGTCTGAGTTAGATCAACGATTCAAAACCAGTGAATTGGCTGGAAAATTGGCAAATATTGGCGATGATATTTCTGATTCATATATTAAAGATACATCAATTTTAAAAAAATTAGTTACTGGGGAAGCTGTTACAGCTGAACGTAAAGGATTAGATCCTTTTATGTTTGAAAATTATTCGAAATTGTTATTCTCAGCTAATTCAATACCTAGACTGGGTAAAGGTTCAGATACAAAAGCATTAAATCGAAGAATGGTTATTGTTCCATTTAATGCTACATTTTCTCCTAAAGATCCAGACTATAAACCATACATTAAATATGATTTAAGACAAGAAAATGCGATTAAATATCTAATTGTTAAATCAATAGAAGCATTGCATCGCATTTTAGAAAATAATGGATTCACTAAATCAGAATTAGCAGATAGAGAATTAGAGAAATATGAATACGAAAATAATCCAATCTTAGGGTTCTTTGACGATTTAGAAGAAACTGATTATCTAAATCAACCAACTAAAGATGTTTATAAATTATATACAGAATATTGTTTGAGAAATGGTTTAAATTCAGTTTCTAACATCAGTTTTAGTCGTCAAATAACATCACATTTTAACTTAACAAGTAAATCATCAAGAGTTAATGGTAAAGTTATCAGAATTTATATAAAGGAAGAGGAGTAATGAGAATGAAATTTGAAGATTTTAAAAATGAAATTGAAAAAATAGATGACAATTTAAGTGTAAAAAAATATGACGAAGATCAAATAGCTATGATTGGAATGACGTTACAAGATAGAAAAGCTGGTGATGTTGAGGCGTTAATTAATGGAGTTGTTTCTGTTTTTAGAATTACTACTGATGATAACGGCAATCGCCTTCTAAAAATTAAGATAGGTGTTGATATTAATAGCTTTAATACTATTTTCAAAATTTTGAATCTAGCCAAAGAATACATGGAGGAGTTAGAAAATGAGTAAAGTTTATATCGTATCAGATAAAAATCAAAATAGAATAAAGAATCTCATAGATATTAATATTTTAAAAATCAGAAAAGGTCCAACACTATTTATGACACCTTTTAAAACAACAGCGATTCAACTAGCAAAACTTTATAAATATAGTGCTAACTCAGAAGATGTTGTTATTGATGAATATGAACCGCTACGTGATATCTTTATCATCTCAAAATCTTGGACTTTAAAGGAGTTAGAAGATGAAAATAGTAAGTAAATTATTAGGTTGGTTAATGATTATTTCGGTTTTTGCAATAGTCATAACAATAATTATAAGTGCATTCCATTTTGATGATTACTTACTTCAATGTTTTCTATACGAAATATCAATATTTTTGATTTCATTTTATTCAAAAGATATGTTTGATGCTGAATTGTTAGAAAGAAAGATTAAAGAAGAGATGCAGAAACTTGAAGAGAAAGAATTAAACAGGAGCAAGAGCGATGAAAACACTTAGTAAGTTATTAACTTGTTTACTGGTTATTACAATTTTTGCAAATACCATAACGTTTGTTTTAGGAATTTTTTATTTCTTTGATTTTGAAACATTTGGTATGTGGATTATGGAGCTGGTTGTGATCTTTATTCTAACCTATGCTAAAGCCAATGTTGATTGTTATGTAGATCAGTACAAGCCACAAGAAAGTAAAACTAGAAGAAGTAGAAAATAGTAATTAACAGATATTACCACATTTTAGTGGTAATTATGCGGGTATACGTTAATGGTAGACTGCCAGACTCCCCATTCTGGAAGTGCGGGTTCGAATCCCGTTATCCGCTTTTAATGATCGATTATTAAAAATTAAAGTTAATGGAGTTGATGATATGGTTAGGAATAAAATGGAAGATTTGAATAATATTTTATTTGAACAATTAGAACGATTAAATGACGATAGCTTGAATCTAGATGAAGAATTAAAACGAGCTAAAGCTATCAGTAATGTATCAGATAAACTTATTCAAAGTGCTGATTTGCAATTTAGGGTTATGAAATTAAGAGCTGATATGACTGGAGATGTTAAAACTCCTGAAGTATTGGAGGTAAAAAATGTCAAGAAAATTGAGTCCAAAGATAATTAATTGGTTGGAAGTTAATGTTCCTGGTAAACCTTGGATAGAATCATTTGAATTATTTAAACAAGAATTTCCTGATTTTCCTTGGACTTTAGATAATATGAAAATGGCTTGTTATAGACGTAATATTCATAACGGTATCAGTGGAAAATTTAAAAAAGGTCAAAAACCTTGGAACAAAGGAATGAAAGGCTTAAAATTTCCTGGTTCTGAAAAAGGTTGGTTTAAAAAAGGTCAAAAATCACCTACTGAAAAACCATTAGGAAGTGAATACACATCTGATGAATATGTAATGGTTAAAGTAAAAATGGATGGTCCTAGAGATAAAAGATGGAAATTAAAACATGTATTAATTTGGGAAGAACATAACGGACCTGTTCCTAAAGACCATGTAGTTACATTTTTAGATGGAGACAAAAGAAATTTTGATATTAACAATCTGGCTTGTATTAGAAAAGGTGTAAATAGTGTTTTAAATAAGAAGAAATTACGCTCACAAAACAAAGAAATTTTTGAAACTAGAGTAGCTCAGATTGAATTAGATCAAAAGATTAAAAGGATAACTAAGAATTTAGGAAGTGATTGAGTTGGGTAGGAGAAAGAAAATATTATTTACTGATTATTTCATAAACTTGGTAGACACGTATAAATTGAATCAAGTAGGAGAAAGAACGTATAACAAATATTGTTTAACTCACAGACACTTGAAGAAAATTTGTCCTGACTTGTATTTACAGGACATGAACGCAAATGATTATCAACAAATCTTAAATAAGTTTGGTAAGACTCATGAGAAAGCCACTATAACAGATTTCCACCGTCAATTAGCTTGGGCTTTAAAGAGAGCTTATAACGTTGACGGATTAACAGATAGAGATGTTACTTATGACGCTCAAATTCCTAAAGGTGTAGTAACCAATAAGAAGAAACCTAAATTCATGGAACTTGATGATATGAAAAAATTGGTAGTTACTTTGAAATACCTTAATTCATCTTATGCGAATTTCTTTTTGATTTTACTAAAAACAGGTTTAAGATTTGCTGAATTACTAGGAATAACATTAGAAGATATTGATTTTGAGAAGAAAACAATATCTATTAACAAGACTTTGGATTATAAGAAAGGTGCTTATGATGAAAATTTTTCAAGAAGATTTAAAAGCACTAAAAATAAATATTCGATTAGAACAATTCCAGTAGATGATGCAGTTATATACATGTTTTGGAGAAATGCTAAAGGTGCTGATAGAGATGAAAGTATCTTTGGGTCAATTAAAGGATTCCAATATAATTCATCACTTAATAACAAACTAGAACAAACTTGTAAATACGCAGGAGTTCCAGTTATAACTTTGCATGGATTAAGACATGAACATGCTACTTACTTAGTTAGTCAAGGTATTGATAGTCGTGCTGTTGCTGAAAGGTTAGGTCACGTTGACGATTCGGTAACTAGAGAAGTTTATATTCATAGACTGGAAACTGAAAGGGTTAGAGATAATCAACAAATTATGAGGAGTGTTTCTAAGATATGACAAAATTTAGAGAACCAATAAAGGGTAAAGATCCAGATTTTAAAATCATGCCTTCAAGAACGGAAAATTTTTGGATAGATAGATTTGAACAAATAAAATCAATAAATCCTAATTTTGAAATGACTACTGACGATGAAAACATGTGTAAATCATCAATAATCAATTTGAAGTGTAAGACTTGTGGGTTTTCCGAAAATCTAAGATTACAATCTTTATGGATAAATAAAGATAGGCAATGTAAAGGATGCAAGATACAAAACGATAGGCTAAAATTCAAGGAAATTCAAGCAAATAACCCTAATTTTGAAATGACGGCTGATGATTACGTTTTAGAAAATTCAACAAAAATTAACATAAAATGTAAGACTTGTGGTAATACAAATCAAATAAAATTTAACTCACTGTTATTAACTCCGAATAGGAAATGTATTTATTGTGAAAAAAACTAATAGTTTAAGGAGATATTGAGAATTGCAAAAAGTAAAAACATTTACTAAAGATGATTTACTGATTGATTATTTTGATAATTGGATAGATTTGTATAAGCGTGGTTCAGTTAGAAAAGTAACTTTAGAAAAGTATTTGAATAACGCAAAATGGCTTAAAAGAATAGCATCTGATATCAAACTACAAGATATTAACAGAAGCACTTATCAACGTATTTTGAATGCTTATGCAGAGTATCACGAGAAACAAACAGTAGTTGATTTTCATCATCAAATTAAAGGGATGATTTTGGATGCTGTTGATGAAGATTTGATTGAACGTGATCCAACTAGAAAAGTAGTATTCAAAGGTAAACAACCTAGACAGAAGAAACAAAAATATTTAGACCAATATCAAGTTCATAATCTGCTAGAAGATTTAGATTTAGACCACGGTATCAACTGGGACTGGTTAATTCTACTAATTGCTAAAACTGGTTTAAGATTTTCAGAAGCATTAGAACTTACTCCTGATGATTTTGATTTTATGAAATCTACTTTAACGGTTAATAAAACATGGAACTATAAAGAAGATGGTGGATTCCAACCAACGAAAAATAAAAGTTCCATGCGAACAATTCCAATTGATTATCAAACTGCTATGAGATTTCAAGCAATTACAAACGGTGTACCAAAAGATAAACCTATTTTTGTTAATGGCCCAGTTTGTAATTCAACACCTAATCATCGCTTAGCAAAGCACTGTAAAAAATTAGGTATTCCAGTGATTTCAATTCACGGTTTAAGACATACTCATGCATCGCTATTACTAAGCACAGGAGTTTCAGTTCCAAGTATATCAAAACGTTTAGGGCATGCAAGCATAGCAACAACGCAAAAGGTTTACTTGCATTTAATCAGTGAATTAGAAAATCAAGATAACGATCAGATTATGAGATATTTATCATCACTAAATTAAGGAGAGCCAATAATGAAATTTGATGTAAAAACAGTTAATAAAATTTTAGAAATAGATGACGCTTTTAAAGCACCAACAAAAATGATGGAGTTAATGTTAGATCCTAAAAAACGTGAAGAAACATTTAAGAAATTTTTAGAAATTGAAACTGATATGAGTTATGAATGGTTTCAAGAATATTTTGGCGATGAACAAGCAGAAAGAAAATCAAAGAAACAAGATTTTACACCTCCTTCAATTTCTAATTTAGTTAATCAATTAGTTGGGCAAGACAAGAGTACTTATTACGAGCCTGCAGCAGGTACTGGCTCAATGCTAATCGCTAAATGGTGGAATGATAGATTGAAGAATCCATCATATAAGCGTCCAGATACTGATAATCCACTAATTAAGTTCCTAACATCTCCAACCTTTACCTATGACCCACGAGCATATTGGTATCAAGCAGAAGAATTATCAGATAGAGCAATTCCATTTTTGATTTTTAACATGGCAATTCGTGGAATGAATGGTTCAATAACTCAATGTGATTGCCTATCAAGGAAAGCTACTAGAGCATTTTTTATCAGAAATGATACAGATAATTATTTAGGCTTTTCAGAAGTAATTGAGTTACCTAAAAATCAAGAAGTAGCTGAATTATTGAATGTTCACTGGGATGAATAACTATAGTAAATATAGAAGAAATAAAAGGAGCATGTAAGATGAATAAAAATATTGAGGCGATGGTAGCTGAATTAGAACGTGAGTTTCCAGATAGTTACAATAAAGAATTATACTTACTTATTCATGCTTATGTAGGTGTAGATGATGAATTTCAAGAAGAGTTATTCAGTAATTTGTTTATGCATTACAAAACATCTGTAATAGGAATAAGTAGAGATTTTGAAAATAATTCGTTTGATATCAACACAGATATACTGATTGAACAAGAAGATTTAGCAATCCTTGCAAAAGCTATGAGTATAGTGGCTAAGCATTTAAGCAAGATTAATTTCAAATCACATTTATAATAAATCGATTTGCAACGATTAGGAAAATCGAGTCAAAAGGGAGTATATAAGAATGAATGAAAACATTGATGATTTGTTTGAAGAGCTAACGAAAGAGCAAAAACAAGCTAAGTTAGCGGAATGGTCATGCAAAATGGATATGCTAACAGTAATGCTAAATGCAATCGAAGATGATTTAGAAAATAGATTGTCAAATCAATTTAAATTCAAAGAGTTTGATGAATTTAAAGATGAATTTAGTAATTTAGTATTTGAGTTTAATCAGTTAGATCTCAAACTCAAATTAACTCAGGTACATTAAAAAATCATGCTAAGTAATGAAATTTAACGCTTTGAATGGAGGAAACAAAATGAAGATTAATTTTAAAGATGAAAAAACAGAAGATATTTACAAAGTAGGAAATGTTATTAAAGATGAATGCAACATTCTATATCTCATAACCACAAATTCAGATGGTGGATATTCAGTTATCGATTTAAGCAATAATCAAGTTTTTGGAACTTATAAAACACTTGAAGATTTAATTATGAATATAGGAGACGAAGGCGATAAGTTAATAAACGTAGAGATAAATGAAATTTAGGTGGAGATATGATTACAAAAATAATGGATATCATTGAGATAATTATTCTAATAGATTTAACTATTGAATTAGCTTTATCAAAAGAAAGTATTGCTATGAAAACTATAGCTTTCATGTCGATTTTAATATTTTTAATATTAGAAAAAATATCAAGAAAACTTAGATAGGAGAGAATCAAGATGAATGATGAAGAATCACGTAAAATGAATTTAATAAATTTTCTTTATAAAAATGGAATTATCGAACCAAAGCCAGAAGCTATAGAAAATAAGAAAAGCGACAGTGAAGAAGTAAAGATATTTTTAGTAAATGGAAAGACATTATATTTTAACAATGTTTCAAGCACAAAAGAGCTATACGAAAATGGTAGATCAGTTCTTTTAATCAAGCATTTTGATAAAGAGACAAGCAAAAAGAGAATATCGTGTTTTGACCTTAATAAAGAAAATATTATTGGATACTCAATAGATGATGAACTTTAGAAAGGTGTTGATAAGTTGTGGATAATAAAGTTACAGCAATAGATAGACTAGCTGAATTAATTAGAGAATATGCTTTTCCGTTAGATCCTTTAGTAGATGTTATATGGCGTATATCTTCGTGGCAAGGGAATACAAACGATGATCCTTACTTGTGGCAACAAGTTAGATATTTAGAGAAACTTGTCAGAAAAGGACATGCAGTAAAGAAAAATAGAAATTAAAAAGTGTATAGGCTTAGCGTTTGTAATAGGACGTTAAGTCATAGGTAGTAATATTGCTGATGAGCTGTAAACAACAAAATTTATTGAAAAGGTAGGTGAAGTTTTCCTTTCCGTTATTTATTACATTTTATATCGCAGTAATTTGGCGATTATTACTACCGAAACCAGACTTTCTTTAGTTACAGACGGTAAATTGTGAGCAAAAAAATTATGAAAGAAGGCACAGACCTTCGTAACTTCTTCGTAAGTCTGTAACTAATCAACCTTGTATCCGCAAGATTTGAGCCGGTCGCACGTTTTGAGGGCGTGGCAAGGTATTTATACCGGTATAACAAAACAAATGATAGGAGAATTTAAAAATGGAAGAATATGGCACATTACATGTAGAACCAATAAAGGTTGGAAAGTATAAGGGACATAAATATTTCGTAAATATGAATCAGTTTTTATGGTTAAACGGTTATGCAGAAATACCAGAAAATTGGAAAGATGGAGAAGAAGATTATATAGACGTTCATGGTGGTGTGATATTTAAAGGCTACCTTATGAATGGCGAAGAGAAAGTAAGAGTAATCGGCTTTGACACAATGCATGTCGGAGATAGTCCAGCTTATTGGAATTTATCTAGAGTCGAAGAAGAGTGCAAACACTTGATAGATGGGATCATTGAAATTACGGAGGATTGATTAGATGAAATTATATTTAGTGGAATACACTGTTGGTAGTGTAATTAGAAACATGATTGTTCGAGCTAAGGATCATAATGCAGCAGAAAATCAAGTTAAGGTATCAATGATAGCAAGAATTACAGATGATAATTTTTAAGGGAGGATGTGTAAGTAATGTTACGTGTAATCATGGTAATTATGATATTAGCATATCTTATTTTTTGTGCATTCATTTGGTACTTTAGAAATAAAAATAATCAAGATCCAGGTTTTATAGCATGGGTTGTTGGTTGGGTAGTTGCAATAGTAGCAGCGATTTTAGTTAAGTGTACTTGAGGTGGTTTGAATCAACATGACAGTACATGAGAAAAGATTAATAAAATCTAAAAGTAGGGTTCAAAAACATGGAGAAGTTTTTACTCCTGATTGGATGGTTAAAAAGATGTTGTCTGAACCTGCTATTCAGAAAAAGATAAAAGATATTAGAGCAACTTTTTTTGAACCAAGTGTAGGGGAAGGAGCATTTGTAACTGAAATTTTGCACCAGAAGCTAAATCATGTTGATGAAATATCTAATAAAAGCGATTGGGTAGAAAATGCTTTGTGGACAGTAGCTAGTATTTATGGAATCGAGCTACTTACAGATAACTTGATTATAGCTAAGCAAAATTTGGTTGAAGTATTAATTGAACACTACCAGAATTTTTATCAAAAAGAACTAAGTAGGAAGTCTGATTTATATAAGTCAGCAAGATACATTATCGATAACAATATAGTTCAAGGTAATGCTTTAACACAATTAAATAATTCTAATGAATTAGTTGTATTCAGTGAATGGATTAAGCGAGATGATGAAGTTAAACAATTACAATTCACTTTCAAATCGTTAGTTGATAATCAATACAAGTTATTTGATTTAGATAGGCAACTTGAATTACTGGATGAAGATAAACCAGAAAGCGATGGTTTTATAAAAATAACAAAAGTATACAGAAATAAATTAGGTGGTTAAAGCATGATTGAAGTCAGAAATAACAGAGATGATAGTCACATTTATGATTATAAAGGCAAGGTGTTCTTTGATGTTAATGATCCTTTTGGCTATTCACATCACGAAGTTGAAGTGATAGGTGTCTATGATAGAACAGCATCAGTTCGTGATACTAAAACAAATATGACTTGGGTAGTTCGAAAAAATGAATTAGGACTTAAAGAAGCAAATCCAAATCATAAATACCCAGGACATTTTGATTATCGAAAAACCAAGCGTCAATGGAAAGGCAAACACGAAAAATTAATTAATACAATTAAAAACTTATAAAAAGGTGAGTGAAGAACATGTATAAATCAAGACCTATAACGCAGGTAATTTACGAAAATATTAATTATATTTTACAACGAGAAAAATTAACTAAGGAATTATTGTACAAAGAAGTTGGGCATCAAAAAATAGTACATGATTCAAGTGCAAATATATCTATTCAGAAGTTGGAAGAGATAGCCAAGTTTTTAGGTACAAATTTACCAGACTTAGTGACTGATTGGAGAGATGGCTCATATCCAGATGAGCATGAAGAATATGACCGTGGATATAGTGATGGTAGAAAAGATCTATTGAAAGAATTATATAATAAGGAAGTTAATAAAATCGGATAAAAATTTCGACAATAAATCGACAATAAATAATTAATAATAGATTAAATCAAACACTAATGATTCTACTTAATCATTGAATATAATTTTAAATCACAACAAAATAACATAAATAAAATATTTTACGTATTTTAAAAATTGTGAAGATTTTGTGAACTTGAAAAATAATCTGTTACATCTGTTACACTTTGCCTAAAATATTTTATTTGTTAGTTGTTGTAAAATGCAATGAACTTAAAAAATCAACATGTAACAGGTTGTAACGAGTTGTAACAGATAAAAAAGGTCATCTGTTACAGCTGTATCCCTTGTGGCTCAAGGGGTTTGGCGATTTTGTAACAGATGTAACGAGTTTGAGTCGCCCTATATTATTACTTTTTTTATTATATATAATATAATAGTATTAAATAATTAATATATTCTATTTCTATTTTAAAAAAATATATAAGAAGTTCATTTTATCTGTTACATCTGTTACACTTTAAAAATAGGGCTTACAAACGTTGATATAATAAGGTTTTAAGTGTAACAGATTGAAAAAGTTAATCTGTTACAATCTGTTACATCTGTTACAAATATAAAAATTTTTAAGTGAGGTTTAGTTTGAATGAGTATAGACAATAAATTTAAGCATAATAAAGCTTATTTAATGCGATATCGAAAAATACATACGAAGATAGATAGATTGAAAGATAAATTAAATAGACTCAATGAACGTTATGATTTAAAGGGTGTATCTTATTCATCTGAACCTTCTAGCTCAGTTAAAAAAACCTTAGATGACGTTTTAGCTCAAAGAGAATATCTTGAAAATAAACTTGATGAAGTGATAAGTGAATCAATTAATATTAGAAATGAAATACAAGATAAATTGTTAGAGTTAGATAATCAACTAGAAGCAGAAGTGCTAGACTTGTATTTTTTAGAAAGATATAGCCTAACAGAAATAGCTGATACATTATGTTATTCTGAAAGACAAATTGAAAGACTGTATGCTGACGGGATAATGTCGGTTTAATGTCATGTAAATGTCAGTGACATAACAGTATATACATGCTATGATGTGTATGATGATAATTGTCTAGAAAGAAATCATCCGACCTTTTATTAATTAGTACATGAGATATTGTTTATATCTATTAACTTTAATTTTTATTTGTTCATTTAAGACTAGGGTTCTTACATTGTGAGTTCTCTGGTCTTTTTTGTTTTAGAAAGGATAGTGATTGAATTGGCTCAAAGAGTTGTGCTGATGCGAGAAGAAGAATTTGATGAAATCTTACAAGGCTTAGATGCGTTACCATTTGAAGTTGCTCATACAACAGCAAGCAACGGAAAGTATGTTAATTCATTGATAACTATATCCAAATCAAAGGTGGAAGAATCTTTAAAAGCTATGGACTACAGTCAATTGAAAGGTAAAGATATTAATTACCATGCAAGAGTTAAGTGGGTAGATTAATATGGCTTATGAAGATAAGTACATTGAGTTTTATCATAGCAAGGCTTGGAAGTTAGCACGTAAGCAAGCACTGACTAGAGATCACTATCTATGTCAAGAGTGTTTGAGACAAGGGATAGTTAGAACAGCTAATACAGTTCATCATATTGTTCCTATTAAAGATGATTTTAATAAAAGATTAAAATTAGATAATCTTGAAACTATCTGTTTGGAGCATCACAACCAAGAACATAGAGAGAAACCTAGTGGAGATAAAGGTAAATACAAAAAGCTGAAAGAAAAGAAACGTGAAGTATTTGTTTTTAAAGCAAATCCAGACTTTAAACTATAGCCCCCTAGGTCAAAGTTATTGAAAAAAAATTTAATATACAACGGTGTTGACTTTCGCTTACGATAAATTCGTTTTTCAACGAAAAAAAGTAATTCAAAATCTGGAAGAAAGGAGTTAATTTTTATGCCACAAGCAGCCAAAAGTGCGATGATGCATTTATACGAAGGAAATCCTAACAACTTAACAAAAAAAGAAATTTATAAACGAAAAAAGAATGAAGAAAAGTTGAAAATTTCTAATAATAATTTAAAACCACCTTCTTGGTTAGAACCTGGAGCGAAAAAGAACTTTAAACGTATTGTAGAGCTGATGGAACCAACAGGAATATTATCTGACGTTGATGTGGATATTCTAGCAGTTTATTGTGATACGTATTATGATTACTTGTCTTATAAACGTAAAATTAGAAAGACTGGTAACATGATTGATGGTAGGGTTAATCCATTAATCAGAGAGAAAAGGAATGCTTCAGCAACATTAACTAAATACGCTAACATGCTTGGATTAACTCCTTCTGCTAGAGCGTCGTTAGCAATTCATTTAGATGATGAAAGCGATGATGACGATGACTTCTAAAATTTTACAATATAATCAAACTCAGTTAGAAAAATGGTGGAATGATTATAGAAAGTCAATGCTAGGTTGGGCTTATTTAGACAAACCATCTCCAGTAGTTCTAACAACGTATTACGCTAAAATGGTTGTTGAAGGTGATATTCCAGCAAGCAAGAATGTTATTCTAGCATGTAAACGACACTTAAAAGACTTGGAAAGACAAGGAGATGAAGATTTTCCTTGGATATTTGATGAAGAAAAAGCACATAGACCGATTAGATTTATTGAGAAAAAATGTAAACCGTCAAAGTCTGTTAATGCTCAACTGATATGCCAACCATGGCAACATTTTGTTGTTGGTTCAATGTTTGGTTGGGTGCATCGTGATACAGGCTTAAGACGTTTTCGTGAAGGAGTAGTTTTCGTTGGTCGTAAAAATGGTAAAACTACATTGGAGTCTGGTTTAGCTGATTATATGGCTGGATTTGATGGAGAACGTGGAGCTAATATTTATTTTTTGGCAAACGCTCAATCTCAAGCTAGAAAATTATATGATGAGTCTAAGGCGATGATTGAAGCTAGTCCATATTTGAATAAGAGATTTGTTACAACACGTTCTGAAATAAGATTTCCTAAAACAAACTCAACAATCGTTCCAATGTCTGCTGAAAAGAATAATAAAGATGGAGAAAACGTTCATTTTGCCGTATTTGATGAAATTCATGAATACAAAGATTATTTTTTAATTTCAGCGATGAAACAAGCCAGGGGTGCGAGATTACAACCGTTAATTGTTTATATATCAACTGCTGGATATGTTTTAGATGGTCCTTTAATGGACTTTATAGACAACGGAAAAGAAGCTTTATCAGATTATGATGCTCATGTTGACGAGAGAACATTCTATTATTTAGCAAGTTTAGATAAAGTTGAAGAAAGTGATGATCCAGAATTATGGATTAAAGCTAATCCTAATCTTTGTTTAATGGATACAGTAAACTTGATATCTGATTACATCAAAGATAAAAGAACTCCTGCTGAGTATGCTACTTGGCTGACAAAACAGTTTAATATCTTTAGTTCTACTGATGAATTGTCATTTGTAACGATTGAAACTATTAATAAAAATAAGCGTGTGATTAATGAAGATACATTGTTAGGACGTTCATGTATAGGTGGATATGACTTATCAGAAACACAAGACTTTACTGCTACTGGTTTAGAATTTAAGTTAGATGACGGTTCAATTTTTTGGAAAATGCAATCATTTGTACCAGAAGAAAGGGTCAGAATTGATAAGAATCCTGAACGCTTGAAAGAGTGGGAAAAAGCTGGATATTTAACAATTGTTCCTGGAGAATACGTTAATTATGAATATGTTTATAATTGGTTTGTTGAGCAAGCTAAAAAATATAAAATTCAACAAATTAATTATGACCCTAACAAAGCGTTGTTTTTAAATCAAGCATTACAACAGCACGGCTTTAATACTAAAGTTGTTAAACAGGGCTTTATTACTTTAGGTGGACCAATGCAGAATATAAAAGAATTGTTGCTAGACGGTAAGGTAGTAACTAATAATAATTTGATGTTTAGATGGTACTTGAATAATGTCAAGTTGGTAACAGATAGAAATAATAACTGGATGCCAACTAAACAATCACGTAATCGTAAAATTGACGGTTTTGCAGCATTACTAAATGCTCATGAATCATTATGGGAAAATCTAAATGTAGAAGAAAAACCAGGTAGAATAAAATTTGTCAGTTTAAGATAAGGAGGTGATTATTTTTGGGTTTTTTGAATAAAATAAAAAGTTTAATCACTGGAAATAAAAAAGCTAGTGGACCAGTTAGTTTAAAAACGGGCAATCCTTTCCCAATTAGTTTATCTGGTTCAACATTACAAACTAACGAGACGGTATTTTCAGTAATTACTCAGTTATCTAATGCAATGGCTAGCATGCCACTAAAACTATATAAGAACTATGAAGAAGTTACAGACAGTGATTTAGCGATGGAAATAAAATATCATCCTAATCCGTCCATGACTTCTTTTTCTTTTATTCAAAAAGTAGAAACAGACCGTAACGAATACGGTAATGCGTATGTTCTGATTGAAAGAGATGAGTACTGGCAACCAGTCAATCTATATCCAGTTTCTCCAACATGCATAACAGTTATGCAAAACCAAGATGATGATTCAATTTGGTATAAGATAACTGCTAGCAATGAAAATATTCTTGTGTCAGAGAGCAATATCCTGCATTTAAAACATATTTCAGGGTCAACAAGGCTATTAGGGATAAGTCCATTAGATGTTTTAAAAAATGCATTAGATTTTGATTTAGCTGTACAAAAATTCAGTTTATCTGAAATGTCTAAAATTGATAGTTTTAAAGTTACCTATGGTTCAGGAGTAGATGATGAAAGTAGAAAAGATGTTGTTGATAACTTTAGAGCTTTTATCAGGGATAACGGTGGAGTATTGTTTGAAACTCCTGGTGTTGAAATAAGTCAATTACCTAGAGAATTCTTATCTGGAGACTTAATTAACACCGAAAAGATAACTGATACAAGAATAGCTAATGCTTTTAACGTTCCTTTAGCATTTTTAAATCAATCTACTGTTGCTAATAACGAAGATTTGATGAGTCAATTTGTGCAAAGAACATTAATTCCAATAGCTAGACAATATGAGCAAGAACTTACTAATAAGCTACTAACGGAACAACAGAGAAAATCTGGTATGTATTTTAAATTTAATGTTAATAGCTTATTACGTGGAAATGTTCAAGCACGAACAGCATATTATCAAGCATTAAGACGTTCTGGTATTTTGACAACTAACGATATTAGAGCGTTGGAAGATTTACCATTATCTAAAGATGAATTCGCAGATAAATTATTTGTATCTGGTGACTTATATCCATTAGATATGGATCCAGCACAACGAAAGGGGGTGAGTTCAAATGGTAATGGAACCAAAAACGAAGAAACCAATCAAGTATTGGGAAATGAGCAAAACCAACGACAACATTGGTGAGATTTCAATTTATGGTGAAATTGTTTCTGAAAAATGGCTTGATGAAGAGACTTCTGCCACATCGTTTAAAGACGATTTGAATGATTTGGGTGATGTAAAGACTATTAATTTACATATCAATTCACCTGGTGGAAGTGTATTTGAAGGAATTGCAATTCACAACATGTTGAAAATGCACAAAGCAAAAATTAATGTTTATGTTGATGGTTTAGCTGCATCTATCGCAAGTGTCATTGCTATGAGTGGTGACACTATTTTTATGCCTGAAAACTCAATGCTAATGATTCATAATCCATGGACGGTTGCAATGGGTAATTCAAAAGAATTACGTAAGCAAGCAGACGATTTAGACCGTATAGCAAAATCAAGCATTAAAACTTATTTGTCTAAATCTAATGGAAAGATTGACGAAGAAACATTAGTTAAATTACTAGATGAAGAAACATGGTTATCAGCTCAAGAAGCTGTTGATTATGGCTTAGCTGATGAAGTCTTGGAATCAAACAAAGCAGTTGCTAGTTTGCCAGGCGAGTTTTTAGAACGTTATAAACACGTTCCTAATCAATTAATTAAACAATCTGCTCCAGGTAATTCAATCAACCGAGAGCGACTAATTGTCAAAGCGAAAGAAAAAATTAATTATGTAAATAATACATTAGGAGGAATCAAACTATGACAGTTACACTTTATGAAAAGAAACAAAATTTAGGTACTTTAGGCGCACAATTAAAGAAAGTTAATGAAGAAATTGCAATGAAAGCAGGAGACCCAACTGTTGCTGATAAGGATTTAATGCAATTACAAGAACAATCAGAATCTTTAGAAAAACGTTATAACATGTTAAAAGAACAAGTAGAACGTGAAGAAGCAGAACAACGTGCTAAATTCACAAAAACAAAAACACCTACTATGACAGCAGAAGAAAAATTAATTCATGCTAAAGCTGAATTTTATCGTGGACAAAGCCTTTCTTCTGATTACAAGCAAGTATTGGGCGATGATGATTCAACAACTAACGGTTCTAAGTTGTTACCAGTAACAATTGCTAACGATATCATTGCAGAACCAACAGACAAGAATCCATTGCGTGAAGATGAATTGGTAACAGCAGTGACAAACCTAGAACGTCCACGTATTGATGTGACAATTGATGATGACTCATTTGTAAACGATCAAGAAGTAGCAAAAGAAATCCAAGCAAAAGGCGACACAGTTAAGTTTGGACGTAACAAGACAAAGCTTAAAGTAGCTATTTCTGAAGCTATCTTAAATGGCACTGATACAAACTTAGTAGAACATGTAAATGCTCAACTACAAGGTGGATTGGCACGCAAAGAAAAGGCAGTAGCATTTGCTGAAACTCCAAAATCTGGTGAAGAAGAAATGAGTTTCTACTCAACACAAAATAAAATCAAGAAAGTTACTGGAGAAACAATGTTTGATGCAATTATTCAAGCAGCAGGCGACATTGCTGATGATTTCCAATCTGATATCAAGATTTATATGACACGTCAAGATTATGTAAAAATGATTAAAGAATTATCTAACGGTTCAGTTTCATTGTTTGGTAAGGCTCCTGAAGAAGTTTTAGGCTACCCAGTTCGTTTCACTGAATTAGCTAAGAAACCAGTTGTAGGTAACTTCAAGTATGCTCAATTAAACTATGAAATTTCTTCTGCATTGTACGAACAATGGAAAGACTATGACAAGGGTGTAAATAATTTCCAATTAACAGCATGGTTCGATCACAAGATTTTATTAGCTAGTGCATTCCGCATTGCTGATGTAACGTCAAAATAGTTTCCCCACAAGGCTCAGGTAGTAAACCAGTTGGTAGTGGACCTACTGTAGAGCCTGATAGTGGGGTTGCCAAATTTGACCCTAAGGGAAATGTAAAACCAACTGATGCTAATACAGTGACTGAAATTAAAGCATATCTAGATGCTCATAGTATTAGTTACTCATCCAGTACTACTAAAACTGATTTATTAAAATTAGTTGGTTAGGTGGTGTAGATAATGGACTTGGACCGACTTAAACGAGCAATAGCGATTGATAGTGACGTATTTGATGATGTTCTAATGCTATGTTTGAACGCTGCTGAATCTAAAGTACAAAATTCAATTGGTACTAAGTATCCAGATTTCTATGCTGATAACTATTTATATGATTTAGCAGTCATTCAATTAGCAGACCACTATTTTAAAAATCGTTCTGCTACAACTCAGAAAGGTGAAGTTCCTATTTTGTATGGTGTTAATGAAATAATTCTACAATTAAAGCCTAAATATCGAATTTATGCTCAAAAACAAGAAATGAGTGATGAAAATGATAGCTGAAACTGGAGATTTAACAGAAATCATTAAAATTGTACGTCCAAGAGTTCCAAAAGTTGATGAATATGGCGATGAGATAGCAACCGAAGATGAAGTAATTTATCCAATGTTGTTTGCAATGCTGAGAAGTAAAAACGCTAATGACGTTGAAAAAAACTTATCCACGTTATCAACATCAGCACAATTTGTAATCAGACACAGATTCCAAAATGAACCTAGAATCACAACTGATATGGAGTTAATCCATAACAACGAGCGTTACAAGATTAATAATTTCAACATTGACACTCAATATAAGATGTGGGACGTCATTATTTGCCAGAAATCATTAGAATAGGTGGTGTTTTAATGAGTGATGAGTCATTTAGTATTGATGAAAACATTACTGTTGAGTTAAAAAAATTAGGTGAAAAAGGTAGTAGAATTTCACGAAAAGCGGTTCGAAAAGCAATACCTATTTTTGAAGAAGCTTTAAAGAAAAATACACCTTATGAAACAGTTAGTGATCGTTCTTGGAAAGCTCAAAGACGAATGGATGAAAAAACAGGTAAGAAGTCTGAATTTAAACATATGAGAGATGATATCCAACTTAGTGGTATCGATCAGTATGGACACGTCAATGTTGGTTTTGGTGAAGATACTTACTGGCGTGTTCATTTTATTGAATTAGGGACGGTTAATCAGAAGCCTAATCCATTTATTGAACGAACAGTTGAAGAAACAAAAGACGATTATTTGAACAAAATGTCTAGCATCATAAGGAGTGAATTAGGTCTATGAGAATTAGCGCTATTGATGTAGGAAATATTGTAAAGACTTTAGATGAATTTGATAACACAAATACGTTTATTATGCGTGAAATTCCACAAACAATTTTAGAAAGTAAGAAGTTACCTTTTGCTCAAATTACTTTCTTAGGAAATAGTCCTTTTGATTATGCTAGTAACTTTAAACGTGGCGAATTATCTGAAAGCCAGATAGATATTTATGTAAAAGACAATAAAACAGGCGAAAAATTAACAAATTCAGTAGAAAAAGCATTAAAAAACAGTGATTTTGAAGTATATTTTACTGATTTTGATACAAATTATGAGTATAATTTTCAAGTTTTACATTTTAGAGTAAGACGATATCAAATAATAAAGTGAGGTTATAAATTATGGCAGATAATAAATTTGCAATCGGTACGGTTGGATTCAATCGTATTTTATTCGGTATCATGGACGACAAAGAACAAGTAACAAAAGTAGTTGCTATTGATGGTAATTCTGGTGGTGCTGTAGAACTTAAAACAAGTGGTTTTCAAGGCCAATCCAACACTGTTTATGCTTCAAATATTGCTTATTTTGTGTCCGATGCTGGTACAGGTACTGGTAAAGTTGAAATTACAGCTGTTGAATTACCTAGTGATGTGGCAACAGAAGTATTAGGTGACAAGTTAGACAATGGAATTTTAGAAACTTACTCAACGGTAACACAACCATATTGTGCTGTTATTGCTGAAGCAGAAGATTTACAAGGTAAAAAGATGTGGATTGGTATTGCTAAAGCTAAGTTTGCTACTGTTGATGCTGACGACTTAAAAACATCAGAAGATAAAGGTAAAACACCTAATAATGTAGCAATTTCTGGTTCTGCAATTACTAGACGTTCAGATAAATTAGTTAAAGCCAAGGGGTCCGAAACATCTGGAGCTACATTTGAAACTTTTGTAACTAAGATGTTCCCTGGATTTAAAGCTGTTGATACTATCACAGAAAATGCAGTATCTTCTGATGGAGGCGATCATTAATGATTTCAATTAAACTATATGATCCAGAAACAGATAAGGTAAATTACTATGAACAACGTAAGATTAACTTTGGAAAAATTAAGAAAATTCTTGATTTTAACAAAGATATTGAAGAAAAATCAGCACGCTTACGTATTTTAGAAGATAAATTAACTAATGGTGTTGTTTTGACAAAATCAGAAGAAAAAGAATTTGTTTCTTTATCTGGAGAAAATGAAGTTGGTATGTTAGAGCCAATGATTGATATTGTAGTTGATTTATTCAACAATCCTAACGTTACTAAAGAAGCTATTTATAATGGCTTAGATTTACAAGATGGTGTTGAAACATTACGAAATATCATGAGTAGTGCAATGGGTGGAGTTAATAAAGACAACTCAAAAAAATAACATCGTCCGAAGCGCTTGAAACTTTAGATGATATAACTAAACAATTGTTAGAAAATGGTATTCCATTCCAAGATATTGAAGATATGGATAGTGAAGCATTTTTTAAATATTTAGAACGTCAATCTGAAAGTAATAGTAAATTAAGTGCTGAGGAATTCTACAATCAATTTTAGAAAGGAGGAATGTATATGGCAGTAGGTAGACCATTAGGATCAATGGTTGTTTCTTTAGGTTTAGATTCAGTCAAATTTACTGATGGTTTAAAGTCAATCCAAAATCAATTTAGATTAGCTAAGTCTGAAATGCGTGCTAACATGGCTGAACTATCTTCAACAGGTACAGCTTATGAAAAAGCTAGTGCAAAAGTTGAAGGATTAACGAAAATCATGAACGTTAATAAACGTAAGATTGAATCTCTTAGAGAAACATATCAAAAACAAGTAGAAATGCATGGTGAATATTCTACTTCTGCAATGCGTACAGCCTCCAAAATCAACGATGCAATTAGAATTCAAGAAAACTATAGACGTCAATTAAATGACGCTAAAGTCGCAATGAATGAAGCTAAAAGGGGAACTGATACTTATAAAGATTCCTTGGAATTGTTAAAAAGAACAACTAAAGCTGATATTGAAATGTTTAATGCTCAAGGCAAAAGTATCAAAGCATTAAAAACAGAATATCGTGGATTGCAGCAAGAAATAAATCTTAATAAAAAAATCTTAGCTGATGAAAAAACAAAATTAAAAGAATTAATGGATACAAAAGGTGCTGATGCAAAAGAAACTAAACTTCAAAAAGCAACAGTAACAGAATTAAATTCAACGATAAAACAACAAAAAACAGAACTTAATAATATTAGGTTGTCTATGAATGAAGCTAAAAGGGGAACTGATACTTATAAAGATTCCTTGGAATTGTTAAAAAGAACAACTAAAGCTGATATTGAAATGTTTAATGCTCAAGGCAAAAGTATCAAAGCATTAAAAACAGAATATCGTGGATTGCAGCAAGAAATAAATCTTAATAAAAAAATCTTAGCTGATGAAAAAACAAAATTAAAAGAATTAATGGATACAAAAGGTGCTGATGCAAAAGAAACTAAACTTCAAAAAGCAACAGTAACAGAATTAAATTCAACGATAAAACAACAAAAAACAGAACTTAATAATATTAGGTTGTCTATGAATGAAGCTAAAAGGGGAACTGATACTTATAAAGATTCCTTGGAATTGTTAAAAAGAACAACTAAAGCTGATATTGAAATGTTTAATGCTCAAGGCAAAAGTATCAAAGCATTAAAAACAGAATATCGTGGATTGCAGCAAGAAATAAATCTTAATAAAAAAATCTTAGCTGATGAAAAAACAAAATTAAAAGAATTAATGGATACAAAAGGTGCTGATGCAAAAGAAACTAAACTTCAAAAAGCAACAGTAACAGAATTAAATTCAACGATAAAACAACAAAAAACAGAACTTAATAATATTAGGTTGTCTATGAATGAAGCTAAAAGGGGAACTGATAGTCTTAGAACATCTTTAGAAACATTGCAGAAAACGACTACCGCTAGTATTACTGGATTACAAGCACAAGGCAAAACTAATGAAGCTAATTTAGTCAAATATCGCAGTTTAAAAGAAGAAATTCAACAATATAATCGTATTCTTGACGATGAAAAAGCTAAATTAAAGGAGCTAGTTAATGCAAAAGGTGCTGACGCTAGAGAAACCCAGGAACAAAAAGTAAAAGTTGCTGAACTAAATGCTAAAATTCAGCAATCACAAGCCAGTTATGACAGTATGAATTCTAAGTACAAGAATATGACTACTGCTCAAGCGCAAGCTAAAGATAGTGTTAATAAATTAGCTAGTAGTTATAAATCAATGGGTAATTCTGTTAAGTCTGCAGGGCAAAAGCTAACAGGTTTCTCAACCGTTGCTGGAATAGGTTTAGTTGCAGGGTTAAAAACATCAATAAGTAGTCTATCTGAGTTTAAAAATACTCTGAATGAAATTAAAAACCTAGCTGAAACAGGCGGAGAAAGTGCTAGTGAAGCTACTAGAAATGTAGCTAGAATTCAAAAAGACGCTACTCAATATTCAAACCAATACGGTGTTTCTGTTAATAAGATTGGCGATGGATACAAAGAATTAATTAAACGTGGTTATACTACTGAACAAGCTTTAGGTGCTATGAAGTCTGAACTTCAAGCATCTGTTGCTAGTGGTGATGATTTCCAAGAAGTTGTTAGTGTTTCATCACAAGTATTAGATTCGTTTGGAATGAAAGTTAATAGTACTTCTGGAATGCTTAAGAACACTAAATTGGTTACTAATGAAATAGCTTATGCAGCTGATGCCACATCAACATCTTTTTCTGATTTAGGTATTGGTATGAGTTATGCTGGAGCTTCTGCTAAAACAGCTAAAGTCGAGTTATCAGAAACGGCAGCAGCTATGGGTATCTTATCTAACAACGGGCTAGAAGCTGATAAAGCTGGTACTGGATTAAGAGATGTATTAAATCATTTGACTAAAGGTATTGCAAATATTGATTCTAAAAATTCTGTTCTAGCTAAATTAGGTATCAAAAAAGAAGATTTAGTAGATGCAAAAGGTAACATGAAAAGCCTATCTGACGTATTTGAAGTAATTAACAGTAAAGTCAAGGGAATGAAATCTCCAGAAAAAGCTGCAATATTTAATAGTTTATTCGGAACTACAGGGCAACAGGCAGGTATAATTTTAGCTAATAACGCTAAAGAACTTGATAAACTAAACAAAAAAGTTAAAGAAGCTCCTAAAAAGAATTATGTTGGTGCTTTATCTGAGAAAAATATGAAGTCTGCTCAAAACCAGATGAAAATATTTAAGCAGTCTGCTACCAACATGGGAATGAGTTTAGCTGAAGTTCTATTACCACCTTTGTCTAAAGTGGCGGCATCATTATCTAAATTTTTCCAATGGGTATCTCAATTGCCTAAACCTATTAAATCAACAATAGCTGGTGTAACCTTATTGGCCGTAGCTATTGGACCATTATTAGTAGCTATTGGTTCTATGATTACTGCAATTGGAACGATTAAAGAAGTTATGGTTGGAATTAGTATCGTAAGTGTGCTAACTAATCCTATAACAATAGGAATTGCTGCAGTGGTAGCTTTAGGAACTGCTTTTGTTGTTGCATATCAAAAAATAAAACCGTTTAGGGATTTTGTTAATGGAATCGGTACTACTGTAAAAAAAGAATTTGATAAAGTAAAAAATGTCGCTAAAGATATTTGGACTGTATTAAGTTCAGGTAATAAAAGTAAAAATAAAGCTCAAGCTAATATGAACTTGAGTAAAATTTTCTCTCACGATCAATTAGTTGAAATTAACCAATTTGGAAAAAAATTACGTACAACAATTAATGGTATAAAGAAAACAATTAGTGGTGCTAAAACAATTACTAAAGATATCTTTAATTTGTTTACTTCAAACACTGGAGATAAAAAATCAGCTAAAGCATTTGATAGATTGAATAATTTACTTCCAAAAGGTTCGGCTCAAAAAATAGTTGCAACTGTTAATACTATTAAGATGGCATTTAATGGGCTATTCGCATTATTTAAAGGTAATAATGCAAGGGGAGAAAATTTATTAAATAGAATTTTTCCTAAATCTGCAGTTACTTATATTTCAACTATCACTAAGATAATACGTGCAGATTTTAATTTAATGAAGTCCGCAATAGTGGGTGTATTTAAATCTATGTGGAGTGTTATTTCGCCAATTTTTAATAAAATCGGTGGTGGATTCAAGACTCTTATAAAAGGAATGAGTAGTTACTTCAATAAATACGGCAAAAGCATTATGAAAGCATTTGTAAATATTTTTGACTTCATTTTAGTTAAAGTTGTTAGCAAATTTACATTAATTCTAACTGCTATATCTGTTGCAATGAAGAGTATTCAAGTTGTTATATCTGTCGCACTAGATTTAGTCAAGAACGTTTTCAGTTCAGTCTGGATTAGCATTGAAAATATTCTAAAAAATGTTTTTCAAATAATTGGTGGATTACTTGAAATTTTTGCCGGTATATTTACTGGTAATTGGAAATTACTCTGGCAAGGTATTAAGGACACATTTTTTGGAATAATAAAGACGTTTGTATCAGCTTTTGGTGGTGTTATTAACGCAATTATTGGTATTGTCAATACTGGTATTGATGGTGTTGACTGGTTAATAACTAAATTCGGTGTTAAAAAAATTGGACATATTCCTCCAGTTAAGTGGGCTACTGGTACTACTAGATATTATCCTAATGGTTTACCTGAAACACAGTTAGCGATGGTTAATGATGGTGGCAAACGTGAAGCAATCGTATATCCTAACGGTCAAGTTGGTATGTTCAAAGGTATGAATGTAACAACAATCTTACCTAAGGGTTCTCATGTTATTAACGGAGATGATACTGAGCGATTAGGATTATCAAATTATCCAGATATGCACTATTACGCTAAAGGAACTATTAGCTTTGGTTCAATTTGGAATGGTATTAAATCTGGAGCTAGTAAGTTATGGGATGATGTTTCTGACGGTGTTAAATTAGCAAAAAACATTGTAGCTCATCCTATTAAAGCTTTAGAGAGTGCTTTTTCTGGTTCGTTAAAAATTGGAAAGAGCGTTCAATTTGCGATAGATACTGCTAAAGGTTTAGGATCATTCATTATTAAGAACATTAAGAATGGTATTGTTAAGGAAATCAAAAAGTGGATAGACTCTAATGAAGATGAAGGAGATTCCAATTCAACAAGTCCTAAACCAACTGGAAGTCATAAACATTGGATGGAACAAGCTGGTATTCCTAAATCTTGGTATGAAGATTTGAACTGGATTATCAATCATGAATCTGGTTGGAGAGTAAACGCAACTAACCCTGGTTCTGGAGCTTATGGTCTTCCACAATCATTACCAGGTAATAAGATGGTTAGTGCTGGTAAAGACTGGCGAACAAATCCAATTACACAATTGAAATGGATGTATTCTTACGTTAAAGGCAGATATGGTAATGCATCCAATGCTAAGCATTTCTGGCAAACTCACAATTGGTATGCTAACGGTGGTTTTGTAACTCAAGAACAAATTGCACACATTGCAGAAGGGAACAGACCAGAAGCAATCATTCCATTAACAAATCGTACTAGAGCTATGCAAATCTTAGCTCAAGTTAGAGATAAGTATGGTTTGTCTGCTGGTAATGTTGTTTTAAATGGCAATGAACAAAGCAATAATGATTTATCGAGTTTAGAACGTAAATTTGATACTGTAATTAGTTTGTTGGGACAAATTGCTGGATTAAGTGCTGAACAGGTTAATGCTTTAAAGGCTATGAAACCTAGTCAATCATTTGATAAAAATAAATTTTATCAACAAATGTATAAAGACCAGACTATTAACAATTATATGAATATGTGAGGTGGTAATTTTTGGAAAAACTATATTTAAAAATTGGCAATCAAGATGAATTTGATATTTGTGATAAAGTTCAAGGCTTGCATTTCTTAGGTGATGATTCTACACCAGTTACTACTAATCAGTTTTTAGAAATTAGTGGTACAGACGGTAGTCAATTCCAATATGCAACCTTTGGTAAGTACCAAGTTGTAGCTAATTTTTTTCTTGAATTTAAATCGTGGGAAGATTTTAAGTTAGCAAAACATCAAATTAATCGTATTTTCGCAACCAAAAAACTAATTAGAATGCGTACTAATGTTGAGAGTGCAATTGTTAGATATGTATATCCTAATTTTCCAGAAATTAAACCTATTTCAGATGGTGCTAATAGTTCTACTTTCTCAGTTAATTTTGACAATCCTAGTGGATATCGATATTCAATTGATAGAAGCGATGAATTAACTAATGTTCAATATGGTATGTATTTATTAGATGATATTTATCCAGAATATCATTTTACTGATAAAAATTTTAGGGTTTACAACCCTAGCGACATATCAATTGACCCTTATCTTGGTAAACATGATTTAAAAATCATTAGTAAGTTTAGTGGTAGTTCTCTAAAAATCACTAACATAACTAATGGGACTAGCTGGAGCTACAATAAATCATCTAATGGAACTGAAACTATTTTATTAGATGGAATCGTAACAACTGTTAATGGTAATCCAGCAACGGTTAATACAGATTACGGTCATATTGTGTTAAATACTGGATGGAATGATATTGTTGTTAGTGGCACGAATAGCAATGATATCACGTTCAGTTTTCCATTTATCTACATCTGATGTTTCAAGGAAAGATTTTAGTTCAAGGGGTTAATCGTGCTGAAAAAGAGCCTTTGAACTTATTTGACCCTAAGTCTGTACAAGTCCAGTGGGAAGTAAATCAGACTTGGAGTTTACAACTAACTGCATATAATGACGGAAGCTTAGCTTATCAAATGTTGGAAAGTGAAGCTTCTATTTTTTTGGATAATCAAGAATATATTATTAAGCAAGTAGCAAATGATTCATCTAGTGGATTAGATAGCGTTCAAGTAACAGCTACTCACGTTTATTTTGAAGTACAAAAAATAAGAAAGTATAAGGATTATGTTGATCCAGAAGACAAGGATAAACAAACAGATGTTAAAGTTCTAAAAGATGACACTGATTCTTCTAAGTCTGATGATAACGATAATTCTAAAACTGATACGAGCGAAGAAACAGAAGGTAATACAACAACTAAAGTGACAACTAAAACTACTGATGAAACTCAACAAGATAATCAAAATCAAGTAAGTTATTCAATTCAAGATGTGTTAGACCATTGGTTGAAAGATAATAAATTTGGTTTTACCTATGAAGTGATTGGTGATTTTGAAAAGAAAGAGTTAGAAGAACTCCAGGACGGGACTGGAGCTGATATGTTATCTAAGATTTTTGACGCTTGGGATAACTCAATTATATATCCAGACAATCGGAAAATTAGAGTATATTCAACAGATAAGTTTAACCTAAATCATGGTACTAGAATAGATTACTTGAACAATGCAAGTGAGATTAAATTTAGCACTGATTCAACTTCATTAACGAATATGGTCTATTGCATTGGTGGCAAATATTCTGTTGAAACTACAACAGAAACCACTACTACCACAACAACTACTACAACAAGCGGTGGTTGGGGGTGGCCTTTTCCTAGCGTCGGTGAAGGTAATTTTATGCAAGCTCAAAGATTTGGTAATGATGGTGGATATCGTCAAAATGGTTTTCATGATGGCTTAGATTTTGGTTCTGTAGATCATCCAGGACGTGAAGTTCATGCTATTCATGGTGGCAAAGTTACAATCAAGTCTTATATGGGTGGCTTAGGTAACTATGTTGTTATTTCTGGTGGTGGATACAATGTTGTTTATCAAGAAGCATTCTCAAGTCCTAGCAATATCATAGTTAATATAGGAGATACAGTTAAAGTTGGTGATGTTATTGGTTATCGTGATACAAGTCATTTGCATGTTGGAGTAACTAAAGCTGATTTCAATGTAGCAGTTGGCAAGTCATTTACTAATGATGGTACTTGGCTAGACCCACTAGAATTAATCAAAAATGGGCCTAGTGATACTGATACTGAAACATCATCAGAAACTAATTCAAACTCAAATACACAAGAATACTATTACTTTACACCGTTTATGTATCGTGATGAAGAATCTATCAAGAAATATGGCGAGCATCCAGCGGAGCCAATTGAAGATGGTAGATTCAAGGATAAGAATGCAATGATTGAGTATGTTAAAAACAAACTGCAACCAGAACCGTCATTGTCCATTGATGTAACAACTACTACTGATATCAAACCAATAGCAGGAGATGTTGTCCATGTCATGGTTAAATCGCAAGATATATCAACGAATTTTACTTTGACTGGTTTCACCTGGTATCCATATTCGTATCCAGTTGATAATCAAACATCAATTACATTAAATTCCAATGTTCAAAACATTCTTGATTATCAAAATTCAAGGCAAAGGCAAGTTAAAAAAGCTATAGCTGAATTAAAAAGTTCCACAAATGAAGCAATTGATAATGCTAATTCTAATAAATTCAATGAATTTGGTGGAAATCAACAACTAAAAACATGGCTTAATGATTTTGTTGGAGGCTAGGATATGAATATTTGGGAATGGATAGATAAATTAACAAAAGGTCTGCAAAAGTTAGATATTAGAATAACATCAATTGAGAGTGTGTTATTTGATGACAAAACAGAAAGCAAGAACCCTATTGTTACTAAAGAACAACTTGACAAGATTAATGATAGGTTAGATGAAATAGAAAGAAAGTTAGGTGGTAGTGATGAAAACGTGGGACGGTAATCTAGAGAATTTTAAATCAGTTTTAGTTGATAATCTTAAGACATACGTAGCAGATTTTAATAACTTCTGTAAGTGGATAGACGATTATTTATTTTTGAAGAACGATTATGAGATAAGTGTTAATCTAGATTTTCCGTCAGTAATAAATAGATATTTTTATAACAAATTATTTAATTTGATACAGATATTTCAAGAAAAAGCAAACTGTTTAGAAAGTAAATTAAATAACAGTAGTTATAAAAACCAAAAACTTGATAAAAAAGGTCATCCAATACCATACAATTTTTCAATTGATTTTGATTTAGATTTAGATATAAATAAAGATAAATATAACGAATTATACAAGCAGTTAGATGAAATTTTAACTGCTTTTAATTTGTTTAAAAATACTTATGGAGGTGGAAATTAATGGCAATAGAAAGTATCTTACCAGATGGGTATAGAACAGTTGAATTAACTGAAGCAGATGGAATTATCAGAATTGATATTGATAAACCATATAGACAAGCTTATTTAAATCTAAGTGCATATTTTAATGGCAGGCAAAACGATTCGATGCCTTTAAAAAAATTTCAATTTTATGAAAATGATACTCCTAAAAATTTAACTAATTGTACGATTACAATTCACGCACAAAAACCAGATGGAAAAACAGTTGTAGCTAGTGATTGTTTTAATATTTTACGTCCACAAGTAGGGATAGTAGAAGTATCGTTTCCACGACAAACTTTTACAGCAATGGGGACAGTATTGCTATATCTAGTTATTTCTAATAATCAAGGAACTGCCGTTTCAACTAATACGATGTACTTTGAAAATGAAGGGAATTTGTCATTAACAATTAATTCAGATAATTATGACAGTGAAATAGAATCTAAACGCAAAGAAATTTTAGATAAACTCAATTCAATTGAAAATGAAGTAAATGATAGATTGTCTTCAATTAATGCATTATCTAAAGGCTTGGAAAATTCATACAATACAATGGCACAAGCGTTAGATATTAACACTCAAACTATTAATGACGGAATGAGTGCTACTAAAAATGGTTCTAACAGTTTTACAGGTAGTAATAGTTTCAACAAATTAGTATCTATGCTAAATGGTTTAAACATATCAAATGGATTGACTGTTGACGGAGTACAGTTTAGTGACAAAGCTAATAAATCAGAATTGTTAAATCCTGCTAATGTATTTCAATATAAAGGAGAAATAGGAGAAGATACAAATTGGAATTCTGTTGATAAAACAGGCTATTATTCAGTTTGGATAAAAAACGCTCATGCGGGATTACATGTTCCTGGCACAAATAACGGTAATGGGTCTGATGTATGGGGAACGTTATTAGTTTTTGCTTACGGCGAAACTATTTACCAAATGTTTATTAATTTTAATGGTTTTAGATTATTTATAAGAAGTAAAACTGGTAGTCCAACAACTACTTGGAATGGTTGGAGTTCGGCCCAGTTTAACAACCCAGAAAGTAATTAGGAAGGTGTAATTAAATGACAAGAACTATTTTAGATTTAGCTAAACCTAAAACGGTAGTATTCGATTTATCAACTGTATTAAATCCAAGAGTTAATGATGATTTAGTAAAAATTTCATTTCATATTCAGTATGATAACAAACCATTTAATATGACAGGATATAAAATGTATTTTATTTCTGCAGATGAAAATATGGGATACATTAACATTGATGGTATGATTGATAAAATTGAAGCTGGAGATAATGTTGGAAATGGTGATGTAACTTTCAGATTTCCACCAAATGTATTTAAAAAGGCTGGTACTTTCGATTCAACTAAAACAATGTTTGTTATTGAAAATGTTAATAGCAATTATATCCAATCAACAATTAATATCAGTTTAACTGTTTTAGAAAATGGTATAGCTAAATTTAATGCTGATGTAAATCAAATTGGATATGACAGTAAATTGGAAGAAATTCACAATAAATATAAGGATAAAGCTAAAAATTTAATTGATGAATTAATTAATCAAGTCCAAGCAGTTAATAATTTTAGTGATGTTAAAGAAACTGCTGAACAAGCTAAACAAACAGCAAACGATTCTATTGCAAAAGTTAATTCAGTAAATAATGAAGTTATTACAGCACGTAGTAGATTCAGTAATTTAAACGATAGGCTCAATAATCAAGATATAAAAATCAATGCTGCAGAAACAACAACTAATGCGAACCGCAACTATAGCCGTATAGATCAAAAAAATCTTTCACAAGATATTGAAATAGCTAACAAAGCAAATAAAAAAGAATTAGAAGATAAATTATCACAAATTAGTTTAGTTCCAGAAGCATTTTCAGATGAAAGTACATTGAAATCCACTTATCCTAACGGTAAAAGTGGAATCTTTATAACAATTGATACTGGACATAAATGGATTTGGAATAATAACGAATGGCAGGATGCAGGCAATTATCAAACTGAAGGAACTAATCCAGAACTAAAAGATATTAGAATTGCTAATAATTACCAAATTTACGATACTCCAGGAAATGCGGTCAGAATGCAGTTCCGAGAGATTTTAAATTCATTAGCTTCTGAAAATACACCAAATATTTTTAACAAAGATACAATCTCAGTAGATAAAGATTTAGGACCATATGGAACTTTATACACCAAAGCTGGATATTTTGTTTCAAACGGAATCGCAGTTAATGACTATGCTGGCAGAACGTTATATTACTATAAAGCTGATAAGAATGGTAATGTTGATGGTAATGCCAAATTATACACAATTTGTGCATATGATAGTAATGACAAGATGATTGATAGAAAAACGGATTATCTAAATCAATATGTGATACCTAATGGGGCTAAATATATCAGATTTTCTGCTGGTAATACTGATACCGATAAGATGATGCTGAGTTGGAGCGAACAGACAAAATTTAGTCCTTACCGCTCATACTCAACTCTAACTGATGATGTTACTAAGTTTGTAAATGCCAGAAGTGCTAGTGGTAACTACCTAACATATCCAGACAAGGCTTATAATCTAAACTCTCAAGCCTTGCTTAATTATGATTTAGAAATTGGGACGATTTACAAAGGAAATGAAACTGATAGTACGTTCAGAGCTAGATCACAAGGATATGTTAATCCTAAAGGTCAGCCAATCAAGTTTGTATTAAATGACTGGCTAAGCTTAGGAATCAAGTTAATCATTGTTAGATACGATATGAATGGTAAGTACTTAACACAATTCGATATATCGCAGAATGGAGAGCTTGACTGTTCGTATATGACCGGAAAATATAAAGTTTATATTATCCGCATGAAGAACGACGCAGAAGATACTACACCTTTAACTTTAGACATTGTTTCAAAATTAAGGAGTAGTATCTCAGTTGTGAATACTGATAGAATTTCAGAATTAAACACAAATGATCTATATCATGTACCGTATTACTGGCAAGATTATTTAAATGGCAAGATAGCTACAATCAAGGACAAATTAAGAGACAAGAATAAATTTGGTTTTGTCTATATTGCTGACAGTCATTACAACAACAACTACTGGCGAAGTCCAGCCTTAATTAAAAAAATCACAGAAGATTGTGGTATTAACTGGATGATTTATCCAGGCGATTTAATCAACGAAAATGCTGATAAATCAGTTGCAATTAATCGTATGAACAAGCTTGTAAATGATTTAGGTAATACAGTATCGCACTTTCTACCAGTTGTTGGAAATCATGATGATAACTGGAACGGTCAACACGGTATTTACAATGCTATTATCAACGATCAAGAGATGACTGGATACATTTTTGGCAAACTGAAAGGAACTATCCATTATGGAGAGACAGGTAAGTATTATTACACTGATGATACTATTCATAAAGTTAGATATATTGGTGTAGATACTCATGATGGAGATTATCAAACTGACTCAAGCGATAGCAACAAGGTATTGTATAAGAAATACAATGTTTCTGATACTCAACTAGAATTTATTGCTGACGCTTTACAAACAAGTGGTAGTGATTGGAGTATCGTTATTTTCGGACACGTTCCACAATTTAATCCTATGGGAACTACCGAAGGTGTAACATGGACTGGACAAGATAAATTCAATGCTATTTTGGAATCACTATATAGCAAGTCCACATATAGTTTAGGTTCTAAACAGTTTAACTTTAATGCTAGTGGTACTTTAGTTGGTGTATTCTTTGGACATATCCATACTGATATGTTAAAGAAAGTTGGCAATATCAATCATATAACGATTGAGTGTGATGCAAATATAAAGAATAATTACAATCATCAGAAAACATTTATGTCAACTACTGAACAAGTTCTAGATGTTGTTATTGTGGACAAACAGAGTAAACATGTAGAACTTATCAGAATTGGTGCTGGAGACAATAGAGAATTTAGTTATTAATTTAGCGATTTAGCGGTGGGTGGGTAGGAATAATAAAAGAAGGTGGTAAGATGGTTCCACATTTGTTTTTAGGTTTAGGTTGGTCCGAATGGGTAGCATTGCTTTCAATCATTGGATTAATATTTTCTAATACAAGGAATTCATTTTCAAAAATAGCTAGTAATAAAGCTCATGAGGAAAATCAAAAAACAAGGGAAACAATGCAAAACTTTATATACACGGTTAAAAAATTTGAAGATAAGTTAGCATCTTTAAATAAAACATTAGATAAAGTTGATGAAGATATTGAAAACCTAAACGAAAAATATAACGATTTAGATAAACGTGTTGTAGCATTGGAAACATTGAATAAAATAAAAAATGAGGATGATACGAAATGAAGAAAGTTTTATTTGATAAAGATGGAAAATTAAACCGTAAGACAATTACTTCATTAGTGCTATTACTAATTGTCTTAATTCAGCAATTATGTGCAATCTTTGGTTTTAAATTCACTGGAGATGTAGGTCAAATTATGAATCTTGTAAACACTGTATTAACTATTGGCGGTATTCTTGGTTTAGTAGATGGAACAACGGTTGATGTTGATACAGTCAATACAATCGAAGAAACAGCTAATAAGGCTTTAAAAATAGCTAAAACAAGTAATGATACTCCTAAATCTTTAGCTGAAACTATTGATAAGGACGGCAATGTAAAATAGGAGGTGCTTAGATTGAAGAAAAATAAAATATTAATTACTTTAGCAACGTGTACAGCGTTGCTTTTTTCTGTGCAGTTAAATACTCCAAGTGTTCAAGCAGCTAGAGGAGACCATGGCGTTGATGCAGCTGTTTTCCAAGGAGCAAGTGGTAAATGGGGTTACGCCAGAGATAAATTTATGATATCTCAAATCGGTGGTACCACTACTGGTTGGAACTTATATACTCAATGGACTTATCCAACACAAGTAAGTTCCACTATTGCACAAGGTAAAAGAGCTCATACATACATCTGGTGGCAAAATGTAACTTCAAACGGTCAAGCAGATTATGTATTGAATTATTTCTTGCCAAAAGTTCAAACTCCAAAAGGTTCGATTGTGGCTTTAGACGTTGAATCTGGTTATCAGAATACGCAAGCAATTGCTCATGCTATCCAACGAATTAAGGATGCTGGATACACTCCAATGGTTTATGGATATAAGAATTACTTAGTCAATAACACTAACTTGAGTTATCTATCTACCTTATGTCAATTGTGGTTAGCTGAGTATCCTAACTATGCTGTAACTCCTGAACCAAACTACAATTATTTTCCAAGTTTCAATAATATTGGTATTTTTCAATTTACTTCAACTTATGTAGCTGGTGGATTAGATGGTGATATTGATTTAACTGGTATCACTGATAACGGTTATAAGAATGGAAACCCAGAAAAGCCTAAGACACATACTCCAGCAGTTGATGCAGGTATCAAAGCTGACAATACACCTAAGCGTGATATTACAGTAGGATATACTGTTAAAGTAAATTATTCTGCTAGTCGTTGGGCTACAGGTCAATATATACCAAGTTTCATCAAAGGTAACTCTTATAAAGTTATCCAAGTATCTGGTAATAAAGTATTGTTAGACGGTGTTATGTCATGGATTAACAAGTCTGATGTTGAAATTCTACAAACAACAGCTCCAGTTCAATCTAACAACTCTAGTTACTATACTGTTAGATATGGAGATACTTTAGGTGGAATTGCTTATAGATACGGAACAAGCTGGCAAAACTTACAAGCATTGAATGGTCTAAGCAATCCTAATTGGATTTATCCAGGACAACGTTTGAAAGTAACAGGCAACGTATCTACTCAACGAACATACACAGTACGTTATGGCGATACCTTATCTGGTATTGCTTACCGTTATGGTGTGAATGTGTATACACTAGCACGTAATAATGGGATTAGTAATATCAATTGGATTTACCCAGGCCAAAAATTGAATATATAAACTATTAAAGCTAGGAAATTAATCCTAGCTTTTTTTATTTTGTCTAAAAATACTCATTATGATGATAAGAGAAATAGCATTAATTATTAAATAATATCAAAAAATAAATAGAGTACATTTAGAGTACAAATTCTTTATAAACTTTGATATATCAACAATTATAAATCCTGTACTCTCCTTTTAATAAACAATATGTTATAGTTTAAATAATTTTAAAATCACCTATAAACGTTGATATAATAACGTTTATAGGTGATTTTTTGTTTCTGAGTTTTAATATGTTTTAGTATGTTTTTAAAAAGTCTGCACACATTTTGCACACATATATTGAATAATTTATTCTTTAATTTACTATTTTAGTTTCCGTGATAATTGACGTAATTTTTCTTACTATCAGGGTAAAGTTCATCAGAATTATCATATAAATTTGAGATAAATTTAGATATTTGATTATCAGCACGATTCTTATATTCATCAATTAAATAAGAGTATACCCTAGATGTTGTAGAAATATCTGAATGTCCTAAACGTTTAGATATAATATATAAGTCAATATTTTTTGATAAAAGGTAAGCGACATGAGTGTGTCTAATTGAATGGAAATGGAAACTAGGTTTATCAATTTCTAGTTCTTTTAAACACGTTCTCAAAGTTTTATTTACTGCTGAAGATGTTGGTACCGTATTATATTGGTTCACAAATACCATATCATGATTATTTTGTTTTAAATCTTGTATGAAGTGTAATGTCGTTTCATCAACTCTAATTATTCGCTTAGAAGATTCATTCTTAGTTGGTTGGAATTTTTTAGTTGTCTCATTCCAAGATTTATTGATGTCTATCGTGTAAAAATTAAAATTAATGTCTTTCCATGTTAGAGCTTGTATTTCACCTAATCTAGCTCCAGTAGCAATTGCAAGCAAAATCATATACTTAGCTGTAAAATTATGATTAAGTGTAGTGGTTAAATAATTAGTTAATTTTTTAGTTTCTTCAATGTTTAGATAGTCAATTTTTCTAGTTTTCTTTCGATTGTATACAATATCTGTTCCTGCTATAAAATCTTTTGTTACATCACCATCATACATTGCATCCTTAACACAAGCATGATATAGAGAATTAAATTTTGAAACAGTAGACTTAGCATGATCTTTACCAAATTCGGCTATAAATTTACGATATAAGCGTCTATCCATTTCTTCAATAGGAATACCACTCAAATATTTTTAAGCACGTTAAAAGCATTTTTATATGTTAGTTTAGTACGTTCTGAAACTGAAGATTCCTTATAAGTTTCAAACCAAGACCAGAAATATTCTGGAAAGGGTGTTTTTGAATTTTGAGAAATAAAATTACGTGCTTTTAAATTCTCTAATTCATTAGCATAAATTTGTGCCTCACGCTTAGTTTTAAAACCACCTTTGGATTTAGATTTACGTTTTCCATCTTCAATCCAATAAACTCTAACTTGATAACCTGAACCACGTTTTGAAATTTCGGCCACAATAATCACTCCTTAAAATTAAAACCCGTCGAAATCGACGGGTTTAGAATACTATTACTCATGATCTATGATGTTGTATACAGTATAACCGCCTTTAACTTCTAGCAACTTAGTTCCGTTATCATCTTCAATTACAAAAGGAATTCTAATATTCCATTTTGAATCAAGAGCATCATTACTAAATTGATGCATCGCACCTTCAAATTCAAGCCAATCATCTAAAGCTTCTTTACTTGAATTAGCTTGTTTAGCAGTATTAACTACTGATTGATCATGACACACCATAATAATTTTATTTTGATTTTTATCATAGGAAACAGTGAAAGTATCATTGTATTCATTATTTAATTCGTTAGATAAATATGTAACTATTGCTTCAGCGTTATTTTGATTTTGAGATTGTTGCTTAGCTTTAATAGAACTAGCTTTTTTCTCTGATAAACTTGAAGATTTTGCATCTTCTTCGATAGAAATACTTTCTTTACGTTCAGATTCTTTAATTGAAGAACTTTCTGCTTTGCTACTTTCAACTGCTTCTTGATGTCTAGATTCTGGAGTATCTCCTAATGCTCCAAAACTAGCTAAAGCAAATATAATATCTAATGCATACCAACGTTTCTTTCCAGAATTATTCTTATTCCATCTAAATATGAAATAAGCTATAGCTAACATAAGTAAAAACATTAGTATTCTTAACGGTAAAATCATAATTAATACAACTCCTTTAAATTTTTATCGTGATAAAGTACTTTGATGTTGTTTAAAAATTTTCCTTTGCGAATTGATATAAAGCATTAGTAGTATAACAGTCATCTAACGAATCATGAGAATTGTTATTGATACCTAAAAAATTTTTTACGGTAGGTAATTTAGCATTTTCTAAATCCAACTTTCTAGCTAAAGGTAGTGTATCGATAGTTGCCACATTTTTAATAACTAAATTATTAGCAATTAGGAATTTTATATCAAAACCATTAATGTAATGTCCAACTAAAGGTAAATCACCATAAAAAGAAATAAAATCATCTTTTATGTCATTCAATTCTTTCCCATGATCCACAACGTCTTGAGTAATACCAGTTAAATTAATTATAAAATCTGATAATTTAGTGTGTGGATTGATGTATTCGTTGAATACTGCAATTTTTTTATTATCAATGTATTTTATAGCAGATAATTGAATAATTTTATCTTCACCTGGACTTAATCCAGTAGTTTCAATATCAACTACTACATAATCATCTCTGAGTTTTCTGAGTCTAGAGATTTTAATAGTTTCTGATGAATTAGTCTTTGTTCGTGTAGATTTTTTCTTAGTCTTAGTTTTTGGTTTGAATTCCATTACAGGTTGAAGTTTTGGTTTGAAATCATAACTTATAACTTGACTGTTCCTGGGTCTATCGATGTTAGATGAATTTGTTTCTTCAATATTTGTACTCAATGAATTGTTTAAGCTGGAACTTGTACTCAAGGATTCACTCAAGGAACTTGATGTACTTAGGCTTGTTGACGTACTCATTGATTCATTCAAGCTTGTTGAAGTTACAGTGTTATTAATATGTTTATTAGACTGATTAGTTTGTATAGTTTTTCCAGTAGGGGATATTTTATTACTTTTGTTACATTCTTTTACCCAATTAGGTATTTTGAACAAATCCATAATAAGTATTGGATAGGTGATAATCACTCCAACTCCCAATGTTAAAACAGTGATTAATAACATCTTTAATCCATTTTTCTTTAAATAAAACCTATGTAATCCAAACGTTCCCAAAAATATAGCTAGCAAATACGCTAGCCAAATATTTTTAGATTTAATAAAATTTTTCTCTATTAAGTCTTTTATTTTTTTCATATTACTTAAATAAATCCCATAAACTTTTTGATGTACGATGATATACTTTATTGTAAAGTTTACGTTTAGGATGTAACCATCCTGCAGTACGAGTTCCGTAACCAGGGATTAATTTTTTCTTTAATCTTCTTTTATACTTAGCAGTAGTAGCTGCTTTGAAAGATTTTTTTAACGATGGTTTTCTAATATATCCTCTCATATTAATTACCTCAAAGCTTTCCTATACCCAGCATTAATTGCATCTTGTTCAGAGTTAAAATATACAGCGTTGGCAGAATTCATATTATATCCATGTTGACCAGGGACGTGGTAAATATGACTATTAACATTACCTACAATCTTACCAGTATCAGCAGTATTCATATCAGTATTTTGAAAATTACTATCATTCTCGTTATTATCATAATTAGTATCGCTACTTTGATTTGCTTGAGCAGAAGCTAATGACTCTGAACTAGCTTTTGCAATGCTTTCAGATTCACTAGCTCTACTTTGGCTTTCAGCTATAGATGCACTTTCAGATGAAGCTTTGCTTTCGGATTCTTTTCTTTTAGATTCAGAAGCTTTTTTCTTGCTTTCAGCTTTTCTTTTTGATTCCTCTTTAGCCTTTTTTATAGATTCAGCTTTCTTTTTTGATGATTCTTTAGCTTTCTTAGCTTTTAACGAGCTGGATTTATAAGACTCTGAACTAGTTTTAGAGCTTGAATTAGAGTTTGAACAAGCACCTAATAAACTCATAAATAGTAGGGTAGTAGTAATGAATTTCATTTTTTTCTTTTTCATATAAGATCTCCTCACTAATTTTATTTGATAATTAAGAATCTTTTTCTAACAAATGTCTAATTGCCCTTAACTCGTGTAATATTTCTGAATTAACATTAAGCAGTTGTGCAATGCTATCCGGGTCTGTTGTGTTTATATTTGCATTAGTACTAATTGTTGATTGTTTTAATTTGTTTTTATAATCATTAGCAGCTTTTTTTATGGTATCAGCTAAAATACTTACAGTTTTCTTGTCAATATTGTCTATTTCATTAGTAATTGCACCGTTAACAACAGAAACTTTACCAAAAACTAAACCTATTGAATATGAGACGCCATTTACCATATCTAAAGGAATCTCATATGATTTAACACCATAAATCAAACCCTTATCTATAAATAATATACGATTATCTGTACATACAATTAGTACTGTATTGCCTTTAAAAAAACCACTAGTTGCATATAGGATAGTTTCATCATCATTTATTATTTCGGGTAGGGCTTTAATTTCTTTTTTAGTTCCAAATGTATCAGTTACATTTGCTTTTTCTAGCTGTTTGATAATAGTTTCTAAATCCATAATAATATTCTCCTTTATTTAAAAATTAACTATTCATAATTGAATCATATGAGCTAGACCATTTTTCTTTAGCATTATCGAATTTAGATTTGAATTGATCTAATTCTTTTTGATAATCATCTTTTGTTGATTGTGATGTTTTATCGTCATTTATTACAGGAGTATTAGATTGATATTTTACAGCGTAATCATATAAAGCAGATAAATAATCATCTAAATTATTAGAATATTCTTTAAATTTTTGGTAATCGGAAGAAGTTAAAAACTTCTTTTCTTTATGTAAATCTTTCTTACTAATTTTTTGTTTTAAAATATTATTTGCTCTAACGTTAAATTTATTCAATTTTCCCTGCATAGTTGCAGAATGATCGTGAATATCATCGACATTCGCAGCTTCTAGAAGTTCATCTTCTAAGTTTTGATAATTTTCTTTAGTCATGGGTGTAGAGATTGCAGCTTTTAATTCTTCTTTAGATGATGTGGGCGGAATGCTAGAACTAGCAGCTTTGGAAGATGTAGCTTTTTTCTCGGATTTAATACTTGAAGAACTAGATTTATCATTTGAATTTGAATTCGAACAGGCTCCCAGTAAGCTTAGTGATAACAAAGAAATAGTAATAACATTGAATTTTTTCATATAAAATCTCTCCCTGAATTTTATTTTTTCTGATTAGCTTTTAGTGACATCAAATCATTGGTCTTTAGGATGTAATAAACTCAGATAGTTTTTCTGAAATACCTAAATAATCTGTTATTTGATATTTAGTTAGGAGCATTATTTCATCTCTATCTTGCATTCCTATTAATAATTTCATAGCTAATTCATTAGCTTCACGCTCCATTTTAGGAATATTTATATCAGTCCCAGTATGGCGGTAAAAAGGGGTGCTTGCGCCATCATGTAATCTAATATGTGCATATTCATGTAAAATAACAAAATTTAAATAATTTTTATCCCAGTTAGAATTAATAACAATGGTAGAACATCTATTATTTGTTACAGTAAAACCACCTGTCACATCATCAAGTTCAAATTGTAAAAGTTTAATACCAGCGTCACTAATTAATTGTTTAGGTGTATGTAATTCATATTTGCTCTTAAATTCATTATTGATGAAAAAACTCAT